ATGAGCGAACACGAGGCCTACCTGCGCGAGGCGGTCGAGATCGCGCGGGCGAACGTGGCGGAGGGCGGGCGGCCCTACGGCGCCGTGATCGTGCGCGGCGGCGAGGTGGTGGCACGTGCCGCCAACGGCATCCATGTCAGCCACGACCCGACCGACCACGCCGAGATGGCAGCCCTGCGCGCGGCGAGCCGCAAGCTCGGCAAATCGAAGCTCGACGGCTGCATCGTCTACGCCAGCGGCCAGCCCTGCCCGATGTGTCACGCGGCGATGCGGCTCGCGGGTGTCGAGCGCGGCTACTACGCCTTCACCGCCGAGGAGGCGGAGACGGAAGGGCTGTTGAGCGCCGGCATCTACGCCGAACTCTGCCGCCCGGCCGAGGAACAGCCGATGCGGGTCGCCTACCTGAAGCTCGACGGCGAGCCGAACGTTTTTCGCGAATGGTCGGAGCGGCGCAAGGCGGAGGCCGGCTGAGCCGATTCCTCAGGCCGCGCCCGGCGTCAGTGCGTCCAGGGCGCGGTGCGGTTGAACTTGAAATTGTCCGAGTAGGACAGGCCCTTGCGCAGAACCGGGGGCTTGGCCTCCTCGACCCGGTAGGCGATGCCCTGCGACTTGGCGTAGGCCACCGCCTCCTCGGCGGTGTCGAATTCGAGCCGCACCTGTTGCAGCATGTCGGACGAGCCGGTCCAGCCCATCAGCGGGTCGGTCTCGCGCGGGGCGGTCTGGTCGAATTCGAGCAGCCATTGCTTGGTGCGCGCGAGCCCGGACTGCGACGGGTCCTTGGCGGGGCGGTAGATGCGGGCGCTCGACATCGGACGGTGTACGACTCCGGGAAGGGCATGGTCGGGGCGATAGGATTCGAACCTACGACCCTCTGCTCCCAAAGCAGATGCGCTACCAGACTGCGCTACACCCCGACGCCCTGACGGGCCTAGGGGGATTACGATTTTTGCCTCTGACGGGCAAGTGAGCGAGCGCCGTCCAACGGAACGTTCGGGGCTCGTTTTGAGCAATCCGGGGCGAGAGGTCCCGAAAAACTCCCGAAAAGTGTTCGCGGGGCGTTCCGCTCTGCTGCTCGCGGCGGCGGTGCTGTCGCTCGCCCTCGCCGGCTGCACCGACGCCAACACCTCGCCCGGCGTGAGGGGCGACAACGGCATCCGCAGGCGCATCTGGACCGACCCGGCGACGGGCTGCCAGTTCCACTTCTGGGAAAGCGGGGTCGGCAGCAATTACAGCATGGCCCTCGCCCCACGCCTCGGCCCCGATCGTCTTCCTGTGTGTGGCACGGGGAGGATGTGAGCCATGAGCGAGAGCATCACCTACGTCCGCATCGTCGGCGAGCCGTTCCTGTCACGGGCACGCGAGTACCGCGAGCGTCAAACGGCTCGGCGCCGGGCGATCTGGGAATACGCACAGTCGAAGGGCGCGACCGGCTTCAGCACCGCCGGCACCGACCTGTGCTTCAAGGGGCGCTCGCCGCCCAAGAACTGGACGAAGCCGAAGGGCGAGCACGGTTTCAGCCACCCCAAGGTCGGCACTCCCGAGGCCGGCGAACTTCAGCGACTACGCAGCATTCACCCGCAGCCCGTCTACCGAGACGTCTATGGCGACGGCCTCTGCGAGGAGATCAGTTGGGAAGCGTCCGACGGCAGTTCCGGCACCTGGGGCATCGCGGACGGCAGTAATCTGACGCTGGTCTTTGAGGGCGCGTGGCTCGGCTGGGCGGGCGACACGTTCTTCGGCCTAATCCCTGACGCCGAGGCCGAGCGCCACCGCTACGCCACCAAACACCCCGAACGCACCGTCGTCGGCCCGGCCGCGACGTGGACCCTGCCTGAAGGCCTCGTGCGGATCACGAAGGCCGAAATGGACCTGATCGTCGCCGAGCATCGTGTCGCGGAAGAGCGGGCCAAGGCATCTGCCCCCTCCGCCCGGCCCCTCGCTCTGACCGGGGAGGGGTAGATGGCTTGGACAACCCCAGGGCGCGACACCGACACGGAGCGAGAGGAGGCGCGCGCACTCCTCCGCGCCCTACCCGGCTACCCTTTCATGCCGTGCAAAATCTGTACGAGGGAAGGCTACAGCAGTGTCAGTTGCGAGCACAGCGGCTGGGAGCGCGCTCGGGCGTGGCATCCGGGCCTGATCGGCGATGCCTCGTCTGATTGCTCTCCCTCGAAACGAGGGGAGGCCTGACCATGCGCGTCCTCGTCTGCGGAGGCCGAGATCTCGACGCGGCCGATGTCTGGAACTGGCTGGAACGCTTCGGCCATCAGGATGCGGCGGAAGCCTTGGGCTGGCCGAGCCTGCCTCGCATCACGACCGTCATCCATGGCGGCGCCCGCGGCGCCGACGAAGGCGCGGCGCAGTGGGCCGAGAGCGAGGGCCTGCGGGTGCTCTCGTTCCCGGCCGACTGGAAGAAGCACGGCAAGTCCGCCGGCCCAATCCGCAACGCGCGCATGCTCCGCGAGGGCAAGCCGGTCGTGGTCCTCGCCTTCCCCGGCGGACGGGGCACGGCCGACATGATCCGCCAAGCCGAAGCCGCCGGCATTCCCGTCCGACGCATTGCGCCTCACGAGGTCTCCGCCCGGCCCCTCACCACAGCACAGCAGGAGGCTTGAGCCATGAAACTTCAGGATGTTGAAGCCGCTCGGCAGCTGGCTTCTGAGATGTCGTACGTCGAAGGGGCCAAGTTCTTGCGCTCAGAACTCGGCTGGGGCCTGCGCGAAGCGATCCAAGTGTGCGAGCAGATCGCGAGGGAGTTTCCGACATCGCGGCTCGCCGCAAGCCTTGCCGCACGAGATGCGTCCAACCTCTCCATCCGGCCCTCGCCTATCGTCAGGGAGGCTTGAGGTATGAGCGAGGAAGCTTCAGGACGCGCCCCGATGGGGCCGGGCTGGTCGGCAGAGCCCGAGCCGCAGGGCGTCTCGGCCCTTACGGGCGACCATCCCTCGCGCGGCGGAAGTGCAGCCGGTTCACTCAACGGGCCACCCTACGGCATCATCGACCCCGATTACGCGCGCGTCTTCACGATGGCTCGCTGCCTCGCATGGGCCGAAGGCTACGCGCTGATGATGCACGGGTCGTTCACGCGCGACCTCGATCTCTTGGCCGTGCCGTGGACCGAGCGCGCCTGCGATCCCGAGAAGCTGGTGCGGCGGATCGAACAAGCCGCCGACCTGCGGATCATAACCGACGAGCCCGGCCAGAAGCCGCATGGCCGCCTCGCCTGGACGATGGTGTTCACCGGCTTCGGTGATCCGCGGTTCGTGGACATCGGAGTCATGCCGCGGGCCAGAAATGAAGAAGGAGGCGATCAATGAGCTGTTGGCACGCCGTTTCGGCCGATGAATTCGCTCGCCTGCTACAGGCGATTGAGCTTGGAAACGAGGCGGATGCCGCGCGGATGCCCGACGAGGCCGCCGCGCTCAAGGTCATGCAGGCAGCATACGAGCGACTAAAGGCGCTAGGCTTCCGCGACTTCACTTACTGCCCGAAGGACGGACAGTATCGTGAGTTTGTCGAGGTCGGCAGCACGGGCGTTCATAGCGGCTACCGTGATGCCTCTGGCGTGTGGATTGCCGAGGCCGGCGATCTCTGGCCGAGCAAGCCAATCCTGTTTCGCGACCCGCATGCGCCAGGGATGGAAGCCCGCAGGGCGGGGACGCAAGGCGGCCCCGTTCACGACAGCCCGATCGGCGTAGCCGAGGCGCCCCAACCCGATCCAACCCCGAAGGCAGGAGAGTAGACGATGGCAAACTTGATCTTGGCGCCGTCCGGGCTGCCCGAAGAGCGCCTAAAGCCGTGGGCGCTCCAACTCCGCTATCACGATTGCTGCGGCCCAACCGAATACGCACACGTCTGCTTTGTATCCGAGGCGACCGCCCGCGAGATCGTTAAGGCGGGCGCTCCTTACTTCCTCTACAGCAACGACCGCGAAAAGGACGCCCTCGCCCTTCCTCCTGCGGGAGGACGTTGAGGGATGGCTGAGCGTCAACCACCCGTCTTCTCACCCGTCGATTACGACGCCTGGAGCCGCGGCTACACCCCGCCATCCGAACACGTCCTGATCGACGCGCTCCAGTTTCGCAGGGCGAAGGTTCAAATGTCCACCAGCGTTGGGCGAGGCGGGCAGGTCTGGGTCGTCTACAGCGGACCCGCCTTCAATTCCAAAGCGCGCCGGCATTTGCTGGCGATGATGGAGGCGATGGACGCGGCCCTGATTGAGGATGAGCGCCCCGCGTCAGGGAGCGAAGCGGCGGAAGCCGACGAAACGCGAAGCGGTTCGGCCGGAGGCGAGAGCCCGGTCGCTGAAAGCGAGACGCCCAACCATCCTCCCCGCAGGTGGGGTCGCCATGCCCCCCGTCGCCAGTGATGGACGGAACCGATACCCTCCCGTCATGACCGAATCCTCCCCCATCATCGGCGACCTCTCCGCCAAGCCGACGCATGCGCTCACGCCCGCCGAACTGCGTGAGATCGCGCGGAGAATCGAGCGGCGTCGAGAGAGCGGGCTGGCGATCCCCGGCGACCGGGTCGGCCTCTATGCCGAGGCGATGCGAGCCCTGGCGCGGGAACGGGAGAGCGCGAAGTGACGGGCCCCGAGCCGCCCGGCCCCGCCTTCGAACGCTACCTCGCCGAGGTCGAACGCACGCACCCGGAGCGCCCGCGGTATCGCCTGGGCTCGTCCGGCGACGGTGGAGAGGTCCAGCGCCGGCGAGGCCCGGAGCAATGCGCGGCGGTTCGTCGGTCAGTTCATCGCAGGGCCTCGTGCGGCGCGAGGCCGTGCATGAATTCGGGGGAGGAAAGGAGCAACATGGTCCATTCCGGTCCGGGCTTGGCTTGGGCCAGGGCCGCGAGCGTCGGCGCGCCGAGGCGCCCGCGCAGGACGGTCTCGTAGAACGCGTTCTGGACCGTCGGCGGCGGGGGCTTCGGCTTCTCGGGGGGCGGCGTGTCCTCGGCCGGCAGCGCGAACAGGGCGGGCGCGCCCTCGCTGATCAGCCGCGCCACCTCGAAGCGGGAAACCATCTGGCCCGGCCCGTTCCAGTCCGCCGCGTCGAGCGGATAGCCGTCCGGGGTGGAGCGGCCGAACAGGCCCTGCCCGAGGCGCTTTAACCAACTCTGGATCGGCGCCGGATTGCGGATCGTCCGGTCGGCCGAGATGAGCCGCACGGCCGACAGCACGTAGCGCACCGGATCTTTGAAGCCGCGCCCGAGGCTTGCCCCGAAGTCGGGGTCGCGCACGAGCGCCTTGACGACCTGGGCGATGTCGCCGTCGCTGTCCATGAAGACGCGCCCGAGCCGCTCGACCAGGGCTGCGGAGGGCACGTCACCGAGGAGGGCACGGGCGAGCGACGTCGAGACGTGGCGCGCCGTCGCCGGATGACGGGCCAGGATGTCGAGCGCCTCCTCGATCTCGGCATAGCCGCGGCCCTTGATCGTGCGTCCGAGGAAGCTCTTGTCGCCGTAATCGTGTTGCGTCGGATCGAACACAAACAGACCGTCGCGGCGATAGTCGCGCTGCCGGTCCGGCGGCATCCGGGGCTCCGGCGTGAAGCCGTAGCCGACCCCTGTCAGAATTCGGGCGAGCTGCTCGACATCCCCTTGCGTGTAGCCGCCGCCCACCCCAAGGGTGTGCAACTCCATTAGTTCGCGAGCATAGTTCTCGTTGCGCCGTTGTGCCGTGTTTTTAGCATTGTCGAGATAGCCGAGCATCGCCGGATGACGCAGGGTTGCGCCGAGGAGATCACGGAACCGCCCGAGGGCGCGCGGTCGGATCGCCGTGTCGACGTAGTCGCCGACGAACATCCGTAGATAGGTCGTTGGCAGATAGACGTTGAAGTGGTTAAGCCAGAACCACGTCAGCCGCTCGCGCAACTGGTCCGGCGTGGACAGCGCGGCCAGGATTGTGCGCCCGACCGCCCGCTCTCCCGAACGAACCTCCACGGAGCCGACGTCCTTCGCAGCCCGACGGCGTGCCTCGTCGTCGGGCATGGCGCTGATCACCCGAACTTGCGCTCCATAGGCCGAAAATCGCTCGAGGAGCGTGCCGCCGTCCTGAAATGGCTCGCTCGCCGCCTGCGACGCTGGCGGCAGTCGCAGACCGGTTGGCGGATGGATCTGCGCCTCCAGCCACGCCTCGCGGCCCATCGCCCGCATACACGCGAGATCGTCGGGGGTGATGCCGAAAGTTAGTGCGTCCACAAGGGCCGCGTCGTCAATCGCCGCAGGGACTGAAGCGGTCGCGTGAGCGGCCGGCTCCTCAGATCGGACCGGACCGGTGACGCAGGTCAGGGCGATCGCGATCAGGCCGGCGAGGCGGCGCAGGTGACTCGGCATCGCGTGCGAGCTCCTAGGAAAGACGCCAGGCCGGCGACGAACCTAGAATCGACGCCTGAAATGCGGCCCTGATATGGGCTCTACTATCGCCCAGCGGGGAGATCCCTTAGCGGCAAGGCACGCCCGGCGGCCAGCCATGACCCTGCTATTTCCGCCGCCCGGAGCCGGGCCGAGACGCAGCGCTGCCTGTTGGTGCTCCATCATCATCTACTGGCGTGCGGCCTACTGGGTCCGCAGCTGCTACTGGTGCTGGACCAAGACCTGTTGCCGCATTATTTTCTGGCTCAAGGCAACCGCCTGCTGCGCCTAATTCTACTGCCGCTCCGTGGTGCCCGCCTGCGCTTGCTCGACCAACCCCTCATACCTCGAATGACTAATAATATCCTGCGACGGACCACGATCAAAGGCTTTGTCACCTGCTTAAAAGCGACCCGCCCTTGAAGCTCTGCATCGACCAGCATAGCCTCGCGCTCGATATCCTGCCTTTAGAGCCGCTCCCGGTTACATAGTGACGGCCAAGTCTTTGTAATAGCCGGCAGCGGCGAGGCATCTGCGGCACTCCTCTGGGGTGAGGGAGTGAAGGTCTTCCGGATTGTGTCTCGGAGATTAGACGAAAGAACCTATTCCCACTCTCCCGAGCACAGATGCAGATAAACCCAATCTGGAAGATTGTGAAGATTGGGCGCAGCCTCGAAAGGCTGGTCGGCTTCTCTTGCAACTGAGATGCCGTCACTCGCCTGAGCCAGCTCGTCCTCGCCGACGGTAAGGCTTATCTTCGTAGTGGCGTCCATAGGGCAGTTCCTCGACGATTCGGCCGAACATAGATGAAGCGCCGAGGCTTGGCTGTTGCAGCGCGGAAACAGGCGTCCGAAGTTTGATTGGAGCCGGGAACCGAAAAACCCCGCCGCGGCGGCGCCGGGCGGGGTCAAGGCGGAGGTGAGAGCCCGCGGTTATGCGGGTGGCGGTCCGGTCGGGACCGCACCGGGCATCGCGCCGGTGCGCCAGAAGTCACCGATCCACGGCCGCGCCCGCTCAATCACCGGCCCGATGTCCGGCCGAGTCGCCAGCACGGCGCCGACCAGCAGCACCGCGAGGCCGACCCACACCCCGAACACGATCCGCTGCCGCCGCGGCACCTCGCCCTGGATCAGCCCCGGCGCGCAGACGTGGAGCGTCGCCGCGAGCATCGACAGCAGCACGATCGGCGCGACCACCTCGGCGTTCAGGAGCCACTTCGGCGCCTCGGCCAGCCGGTAGACGATCGCGTAGACCGTCTGCCCGAGGTGCGACAGGAAGCTCAGGACGATGCCGACGACGAGGAAGTCGGCGCCCTCCGGCTTAGGCCGGCGCACGGCCTCCCAGGCGTGCGGCGCGTAGACGTAGATGACGGCGCTGTAGAAGCCCGCGGCGAGGATGCGGGCGGCCACGATCATGTCGGCGTTGGGCACGAAGACGTTGATCGTCTGATAGCCCAGGAACAGCACCAGGGCCGTCAGATAGAGCACGCCCCGGATACCCTCCGGCCCGTCCTTGTAGATCATCACCGCGCATTCTCCTCGGCGCTCGCCGCGCGCTTTTCCATCTGGCGAAGGGTGGCCTCGACCACGACCCGCACGTCGTCGAGGCGCCGAGCCTGCTTGAAACTGGCCCGCTCGACCGCGAGCACGGACTTGGCGTGAAGGTCTTCGGCGCGATCCAGGCGGGCCAGCTCGCGCTCGCCGCGGGCGCAGTGCGGGCAGACGAGGCGGCAGAGGAAGCTGCGAAGCCGGCCAGTCATGCGTGCCCGCTCCGGTTCTTGATTCCGTCCTTGATGTCGCGCAGCAGCTCCTTGGTCAGATCATTGCTGCCCTCGGCCCCCTTCATCGCCTGGGTGACGAGGCGGGCGATTTCGACTTGCCCCTCGCGCACGTCCTCAAGGGCGGCGGCGGTGGCGACCGTCGCGGCGGCAGCGCGCTCCAGCGCCGCGGCAGCTTTGCCGGCCTCCTCGATCCGGGCGTTCATGCACTCGCGCCACCACTTCACGACAGCGGAGAGCGCGAGCACGAGGAGCGCGACGGCGCCCCAAGGCCCGTAGTCCTTGAGGAGCCCCGCGATCTCGATGCCGGCCACGGGCAGGACTTAACGCGCGCCCGTGCCGAGGCCCTGGAGCGCGGGCTCCAGCACCTTCGCCGCGGTGCTGTCGGGCTCAAGGTGGAGCGACCGGAAGATGCGGGCGCCGATCTCGGCCGGGCCGCCGGCCATGCGGATCACCCACGCGGGCGTCGAGTCGAGGGCGCGCTGCAGCGCCTTCGCCACCACGGCCGAGCCGACCGGGATGGTGAGCACCTGGCCCTTGGCCGCGCCCTCGACAGCGTTGAGCGCGTAGTCGACGGCGGTGCGCACGACGATCTCGATGCGGCTCGCCAGGAGCGAGGACAGCCACACGGGGCCGATCCGGCCGAGCAGGATCGTGGCGAGGCCGGACAGCGCGGTCACGGCGAAGGCGGAGACGGTCGGCGCGGCGGCGGCGACCATGGCCTCGGCGGAGAGCGTCACCGAGGCATCGCCGATCTTGGCGACCTCCTCGGCGGCGAGGGACGCGCCGGTCAACGCGATAAAGAAGCCGAAGGCTGAAATCGGCAGCCTCGCCCGCATCGGAAGAGCCGAGGCAAGGGCAACGCCGAGGCAAATTCCGCCACCCAGGGCGGCGAGGAACGAGCCGGTCCCTGTCGGAGCGGGCAGCGCGCCGAAGGCCATAGCCGGAGAGCATACGCAGGCAAGTGCCAGCGCCGCGAAGAGGATGCGGGACATGGTGGGCCTCGTTGTCATGGATGATGCGCGGCGGGCCCGGCCGGCGCGGGTCGAGACCGGCAAATTTGCCGGTTTAGATCAGGCGCGGGTCGAGCTGACATTCGTCTCGGCGTGAGGCTCGACCGCGGGCGTGCTGCGGAACAGCCCGGCGAGCCAGGGCCACCACCCGGTCGGCGGCGGCACGACCACCGGCTCGATCACGGGCGTGGGCTTGGTCTTGTCGAGCACGACTGCCACGGGCGCGGCGACGGTGACCGGCTTTGCGCCGCGCACCTGACTCGGCAGAGCCTCGGCATAGGGCGTGCGGAACTGGTCATACTCGGCCCGGCGCCGCGGGATGATGACGGCCGGGCGGTTCCACAGCAGGATAGCCTCGGCCGCCGCTGCCCGGTCGCCGGCCCGCAGCTTGCGCAGCACGGTCGAGCGCAGGAAGGCCGGCTGGCCGATGTTGAAGCAGAGCGAGACCAGGGCGTCGAAGGCGTGCTGCGGCAGGTCCGCCGGCACGGCGTCGCGTACCGTCTTCACAAACTTCTGCACGTCGCGGGCGAAGATCGCATCGCACTCGGCCGCGGTGATGCGCAGGCCCGCGCGCGGCGTTGGGGGGCCCGCGGCGGCGGTGTGGCCGACGCCGATGGTCCAGATGCCGACGCTGTCCTTGTAGGCTTCGAGCCGCCGTCCCTCGCGCGCGATGAGAGCGGCCTCGCCGATGGGGCTGAGGTCCATGGTGGTTCTCCGGTGGTGAGTAGGGCTGTGCAAGGCGGAGTGTGCATCGGCGACCTTTCCAGACAGGCCGTCGCAACAGAGAACAGGATGGACACCGCGTGCCTGCCGGGCTTTAACGACACCGAATCGACCGTTCGGATGGGCGATTGGGTCAGTGACTCAGGGGGACGTGATGGACGCAGAAGCAGAATATGATCGGCTCATCGCCCCACTGACGGGCGACGGCTACACGGTAGTGCTCCGAAATCTGCACAAGTACTTGAAGCCCAAAACATATCTCGAAATAGGCGCTCGCTCCGGCCGCTCGCTTGAACTGGCTGAGTGCAATACTATCGCAATAGACCCTGTGTTTAGCTTGCGGCAGAGTTTTGTTGGAAACAAGCCATCCTGTCTTCTTTATCAAATTGGCAGCGACGATTTTTTCAGTACTAAAGATCCAGTCGCATTGTTCGGAAGACCGATCGACTTATCTTTTCTTGACGGAATGCATCTTGCCGAATTTTTGCTTCGCGATTTCATTAATACGGAAAAAAGTTGCAAAGTAAATTCCGTCGTTGCCATGCACGATTGCGTTCCGGCCGATCTACCAATGACAAGACGGAAGGAGATTGTGTCGGTTGATCAGCTAAGCAAACATGAGCCCACATGGTGGCTGGGCGATGTATGGAAAATAGTACCAATCCTAAAAAAATATCGGGCTGATTTGAAATTGTATGTAGTTAGCGCCCCGCCAACTGGCTTGGTATTGGTTAGTAACTTGAACCCACAGTGTACGATACTTAAAGACAACTATGCTCAGATTATTGAAGAGATGGCTTCCATGAACTTTGATGATCTATTGGCTTATACAAAAAGCATCAAGCTGCTAGCAACATCAGAGTTATCAACGTTTGAAGGGATAAGCAAGTATTTTTACCTTTAAAGTAGCTTGCCTTGACTGTAAATGATAGCGCATCATTAGGGTAAGAAAATGTCACGATCATATGCGGATGCTCCGCAGGCGCTCACCGCCCAAGATGTCAACAGCGTTAAAAGCTTGATTGCTATGAATATTCGTAGTGACGAAAATTATGGGCAAACGGACCCCGGCTTGTTGAAGGAAAGATCCATCACGGCAATTGGCGAAGGCCGTTTGAAGCACTATATTATTACACGTTTTAATTTATGGGATGAAAATCTACGGCGAGCTGCAGGGATCTTAGAGGAGGATGCATACTTAAATTGGATTGAGCGCAGAATTGTACTTTTCCGAGAGTCGCTTCTTCCTACGCTTGTTCATCAAACATACAATGATTTTCAACTGTTGCTTTTCTTTGACACAAACATGGATAGCAGGACGAGCGCATTTATCGAAAGCCTACAGGAATTTGGGTTTATTAAACCCCTATTTGTAGATTTTCGCCTCAAACATGGATGGTCGCATTTTGAGAATACTTTAGCCGCGGAAATCTTATCATCAACTGTCGTGGGCGATGTCGTAGCTACAACAAGGATTGACTCTGATGATGCTCTAAGCATTGGTTTTATGCAAAATCTTAATCAATATTGTAGTCGCATTGGCTATGATGAGGCTATAGCCGATATGTATGTAAATTTTCCGTTTGGGCTGCAATGCACTGACAGAGACATAAGAATCCTTATGTATAATAGAAATCCTTTTCAAACGATGTTGGAGGCAAGAGAAAAATATTTAAACGAAAACATTTGGGTGAGAAAGGGCGTTTTCCAAACGGCACACGATCGGACATTCAAGGTAGGAAAAATTATCAACGTTATTACCTCGTTCCCAATGTGGGCGCAGTTCGTGCACGGTGGCAATGTGGCAAATCACGCCAAGGCAAGCCTTCCGATTGCCGTCCACTCAGACCCATTACGCATTATGTTTGCAAATACCCTCTCCGGCGGACTCAGGGGGTCCCCAATCTGATTGCGCTTGCGTTCCAATGCGCTTCCGGCCATCACAGCAAGGTGCACGTGCTCTTTAGTGCAGGATCATGATGATCACTCGTCGTCGGATTTAGCGAGCCGGCGGTGAACTTATGGGCGAGATGCTGTTCAGATTGGCGCATACTGATGCGTGCTGCCGTTGGTCAGTCAACCACGTTTAGCGAGGAGGCAGGCGATGAACACGAAACCGTTGACCGGAATTATTCCAGCTGGCTCCCTGATCATCTTCTCGCTCGGGCTTGATGAAGACGCCTACAACAAGGGCGCCTACCGAGCGACGCAGGACATCCGTCAGAGCGACGCGATCGACAACTACGCGATGTATATGCGTGATGAGCGTCCTGATGAGCGGCCTTTTAATGAGGGTTTTTGTCTGTGGATGCTCAAAGAAGGGCTTATTGAGGAAGTGGACACCGTAAACTGGTATCTCGGTGACCACGATAGGTTCGATCCACATCACTCCTGACGTAGTTCGCGGCGCAACACTGGCGCGCTCATGCTCTAGGGTGGCAGGCCGCGGAGGTGCTCCGGTGGCGGGTTGCGGCGGATCGGCTATGGTCGCGGCCCTTGGAAGTGAGTGGGCGATTTGATGTTTCAGCGCATCAGCGAATTTCACAGCGCCTGTCCAATTGCCGAAATGGAGAACGGACCTTTTGCGCGCTGGATTGACCTTTCCGGCGGCCACGACACGCAAGGTCTCGTCACCTTTGAAAAGCCGATCGTCTGGCTTCGCCAGAGCACCGCGCAGGCGGTTGTGCTCGATGTGCATGGCGAAGTTGCCTTGGAAGGGGTTCATCACAATGACGCATATGGTTTCTTAAAGTCAATCGAAGGCGCAACTGAGAACGCCGTTAAAATGGCGGAAAGCTTCGCTGCGAAGTCTGATAGCGCAATCACTGTTGAGGTTTGGCTCACAGTGAAAGAAATACCTGCCGTTTCCGCACCATCCCCGCACGCACGCAAAGGCGCTCCTGCTCGTTATCTATCCGTGCCGGAGGATTGGTGCCGCCCCGATGACCCTGTCTTGAAGGCGCGCGCGACTGGTGCAACGCCCCAAGAGAGGGCCGCACTTCCGCCCCCGTCCTTCATTCGGGAGCGCGTGCTGTTCAAGGCCGTCACGTGGTCGTCGCGCAAGGCGCCGCCGGATTGGGAGCAGATGCGATCCGACGCTTGCGCCCGAGCCTACGACGGCACGCTCACTGCGGCGGCGTGAGGTCCGCCGCAATTGTGTAACGTCAAGGCGCCGCCGCGTAGGACCGCGCGATGTGCTCGGGGATCACGCTCGGGATGAAGGCGATCCGGCGCAGGATCAGGGCACCTTGCTGGCCCGTCGCTGCCTCGTTGACGCCGAGCCTCAACGTGGTGAGGCCGACCGGCGCGGCGGTCGGGCTCGCAAAGTAAGCGATATTGCCGTTGATGACGTTGCGGAACGAGCTCGCGCCCACGCCGAAGCTCAGCGCTATCCGACACGACTGTCCTGGCTGCACCACGAGATTCGATCCGAGCGCAGTGGTGGTTCCAGCCGATGTGTGACGGAACTGGACCTCACCGTTGGACTGACGAAACGCTACGATGCGGTTGGTGGCCGTGCCGTCGCAAAGTCCGAAGAGGAATTGCGTAGCTGCTGCCGGAACGGGCGCGGTTGGGATCACGTCCGCATAGAACGTGCCGGTCGTCACGCTGCCGAAGATGTCGGTGAAGGCCGTTCCGCCCAGCGATGCGGCCGTCCCGGCCGAGGCACCGGTCGTCGGGATGAACACGCTCGGCTCGGCGGTGTTCTCGATCTGGACGAACCGCAGCAACCCGTTGACCGCCGCCGTGAAGGTGCCGGCGGTCGTGACCGTCAGGGTCTGCGGCGTGCCGGGTCGGACGATCACGCCGCCGCCGACCTCTGTCGCCACGCCGGTCCCCTGGCTCAGCGCGAGCCACCCGGTGCCGATGCACCAGCAGGTATAGGTGCCCGCGGCGAGCGTGACCGTCTGCGTGGCGGGCGCGGCCGGGTTGGCGAGGTACTGCGTCCGAGCCGGCATGATGACGGCACCGCGGCCGGGCACGAGCGGCAGGGTGTTGGCAGCAAAGCTCATGAAGCTCTCGGCGCTCACATCCTTCGGCAACAGTCCCGTTGCGGTGGAAGTGCGGGCGACGGTCAGGTCGCTCGTCTGCTTGCCGAGGTACTGGCCGCGGGCGAAATCCATATCCAGCGTCGCGCTGGGTAACGGGAACGGCACTTCGCCGACGGCGCCCTGCGCCGCGAACAGCGTCTTTAGGTAGGCGACCTGTTCGGCAATCTCGCGAAGACCGGCACGGGCCGGATCGAAGTCGGTCGCGCCCGCCGCGGCATAGGCCGGGGCGACATAGGCGCGGTTCGATCGCGCCTTGAGGCCCGTGTACCAATACGGCGGGGTGATGTCTTCCTTCGCGTTCCCGCTGAACTGGTTCGAACCGTCGATGTTGATGGAGGCGAAGTCCATCGTTGCCGGATTACGGATCTGAAGGCCGTTCTGCTGCGTCGCGGCCGGCTGCGTGTTCTTGCAGATGTTGCCGGAGAGCAGGATACGCGCCACGGTCGGGTTGAGCTTGGTCGTGTCGCAATCGAGCACGATGCCGCCGCGGTGCAGGCTCGGGCCGTTGCCAGGGAACTGCACCGGATCGACGTCGCGGCTGGCCCAATTGTCGATGCAGAGGTTGTTGCACGCCTCCGAGTCGGTGATGTTGGCGAACAGGATGCCGGCGCCGCCGCACTGCCAGCAAGTGTTGTCGTTGACCTTGAGGTGGTAGCCGACGAGGATGTCGAACGCGGCGCCGCCGAGCGGGCCGCTGCTCACGTCGTTGTGGCAGAAGCTCGAATACGAGCAGTGCGTGATGCCCCAGGCCGGCGGGTGGTCGCCGCGTCCGTAGAGCCTGTTGTGATCGCCAGTGAAGGCGGTCTGGTAGGCGACGTGGATACCGTACGCCTCCTCGAAGTCGCAGTGGGTGCAGTAGTTGTTGCGGTTGACGAGACGCCAACCGTCGGGGTTCTGCATCTCGGGCGGCAGGCCGTTGTTGGACGGCAGGAACAGCGATCCCGACGCGACCAAGTTGACGTTGCTGTGGAAGCCCGTGTTGCGGACGATACAGCGGTGCCAGCCCGAGTCCCGCATGTTGACGAACGATGGTCCGAACGACCTGTGATCGTAGAACCGACACTCTTCGAGCCTGACGAACGCCCCGTTGGCGAACTGTACGAGGCCCGCGGTGTCTGGCGCGTCTAACCGGCCTTCGAACCACACGCCCTTGACGGTAATGTTGCTGCGGGCGTTGCTGTTGATGATGGCGCCGGACGCGCCCGCCACGAGAACGCCCTGGCCCGGCTCGGCGAAGATGTACGAGCCCGCCGCGAAGGAAAACGTGCTGTCGATCTTGTAGCGGCCGACGAGCTTGACCGGCCGCCCGAACGTCGAAATCGTGGAAAGAGCATTCCGATCGTTGGTGACGCCATCGGCGGCGGCGCCGACCATTTGCGGCGTCAGGATGAACGAGGCGTTCCGGAACTTGCGACCGCCGAAGGAAATGTCGAGGGCGGTCGCGACATAGGTCGGCGCTTCCTCGACATAGAAGGCGCCGCCGCCGTCGTCGGGCTTGGCATAGCCCTGCGTCGTGAAGCTCGTGACACCTGCGGTGATGCCCGCCACCAGGGCGAGCGCCCGCGTCGCGGGGCCTGCGATCTGGCGGAGGGCAAGCGCCTTGTCCAGAAGCGGCAGCGTAAGATCGTTCCGCTTCGCGAAGCTGCCCGCCCCCGGCGCCCCGCTCTTGACGTAGGTGCCGTTGCCCGTGGTCGACGTCACCGCACCGGGATCGTTGATGACCTCGGCGATCGCACCGTCCGGCCGGGCGAGCGCGTCGGCGCCCGCGAGCTGGGCTTGCGTGTCAGCCACGAAGCGACCGTAGCCCACGGCGTTCTGCGCCTGATCCCGCGCGGTCGCGGCGTCCGTCGCTCTCTGCTGGGCCTGGGCGGCGGCCGCTTCGGCGAGAGCCTTGGCGGATAGGGTTCCGGGATTGACCGGGCCGGAGACGCCTTGCGCCCCTTCGACGATGTCGATCAGCGCTCGGGTTCGGTCGAGACCAGCAGACATCTCAAGCACTCCGTCCGATCAGGAAGCCTTCGCGGTACAGGCGCATCTCCCCGACCTCGTCGACGTCGAGGTCGCGCATCTCGCGACGCAGGCGGTAGGCGGCGATGCGCCCGAGGGGGATCAGCGCGGCGGCAGCGGGGCTGAAGCTCCAGCACACCGTGTCGCGGTAGAGAGGATCGCCGGCGGCATCGGCGGGTACCGCGGCGTCCGGGTCGATGTCCGACAGGCGGATGAGATCGAGCCCTCCGTAGAGGGTGACGTTCGGATCGTCCGGGTCCGACGAGGTCGCGAATCCACCGCCCCACCAAGAGACGCGCAGCACCAACGTCGAGCCGGCGAGATTCAGCCCGAACGCCCAGATCGGGCGCGGCCGGTTCGTGTCGCGCCAGACCAGCTTGTCGATATCGCCCAGGACTGGAGAGCCCGGTTGAACGGTGGTGGCCATGCAGGTGTCCGGGTTGGGCGGAGCGGTGCGAGGGCTCAGAAGGCCTCGACGAACTCCAGCGGGACTTCGCTCTCGGATCGGGCGATGCGCTCGATCGCGGCGGAGGCCGAGGCGGGGACGAGCTTCATGCGCAGGCGGGGCGAGGCGAAGTTGACGGCCTGGCCGACGCTGTGGGCCTGCCTGAGCCAGGGGCGGATCTCGACCAAGACATCGCCGGGGTCGCCGGCATCGACCGCCGGAAGCCGGGAAATCGCGTGCATGCGCTCGCCGAGCGCGAAATAGGGACCGCGGACCAGCACATCGGCCACGGTGCGCCGGAGCGTGATCTGGGTGTCGCCCGCCGCTGCGGCGGCGGCCAGGGTGTAGGCGACGGTCGGGCGCCCCGCGAGATCCTTCGGACCGATCAGGAAGGGGTTCGCAGCACCGTCGAGCGAGAACAGGAAGCCGCGCAACGACAGGACCTCTTCCGGCGTGTTGACGGCGAAGGTGGTGCGCCCGCGCCAGCGCCCGCTCGGCGCCTGAACCGTTTGCTCCTGTCCGGTCGCCGAGACCCCGCTCATCGCGAAGGCGTTCTCGATCCACCACGCCTCGGACCGGCGCAGGAGCGTGAGCGACGCACGCAGATCAGCCATCTTGCACCTACGGCGTCGTGTCGATCAGGAGGGTGACCGCGTTCGACCATGCGCTCGGCGTGCCGCCCGCCACGAAGCGGACGCGGAACCGATAGGTCTGGCCGTTGGTCAGCGGCCCGGCCTCGGCGCTCTGGCCGTCGCTGCGAATGGTCATTCCGACATAGTCGCCGTCGTCGCCCGTGTTGTTGCGGTACTGCGGCTGCGGGGTCGTGTCCGGGCGTGGCGAGGCGTTCCAGGCCAGGACCGCGTAGGCCTGCCCGCTGCGCAGGCTTTGCGAGACGTTGACGCCGCTCGGGATCGGCACGTCGTTGATCGGCGGGACGTAGGTCGGGAGCGCGGGCCGAGGCGGCTCTTCGGTCGCGGGGTTCCACGCGTAGGCGGCGGAATCGATCGCCGAGAACGAGAGATCACAGCCCGACATATCGGCGCGCAGACCGAAGGCGGGCAACTCGGCAACGGTGTCCATCATCGGCCCCGGATCGACCTCGCCCAACGGGTCGTAGGTGATCCTGACCGTGTCCTCGCCCATCGCGTTGAGCGCCGACAGGTCGGTGGCGAGCGTGCCTTTCCACGCCGGGTGATCCCTGGCGTATTTGATCTTCGCGAGCCGGGCCGCCTGCGTCCATGACGGCACCATGGCGAGATCAATCGCCTCATCCACCACGCCGATCTGCGCTTGACTCGCCGTGTCCTGCCGCGCCTGCAGCTCGGTCGGCTGGTAGTAGGCGTCTGGGTCCGAGTAGGACACTTTGAGCCGGTTGTAGGTGTCGAGCCGGTCGTTGCCCTGGGCGAGGCTCGCGCGGACGATGCTGCGCGTGGCGATCGTGACCGTCGGCGCGATGTAGCGCCCGCCGCGCAGGCCGATGAGCCCGGTCGGGCCCCGCACGAGCCGCCCGTCGCAGGTCGCCAGCATCCGCGTCAGCACGTCCTTGGGCGCCTCGTCGAAGCGGTAGGTGCCCGAGAGCCGATAGCGGAACTCGGTCGAGCCGTCCTTGCGCGCGACGGTCTCGGCGTGGAGGTTGTGCGCGTCCTGGAACGAGGCGATGTCGATCTTGGACCGGCGGAAGCGCGCCCCGTCGGCGCTCAGCAGATAGTCGAGGATGCAGTCGGCCGCGATTTCGCTGAAGCCGAAGGTGCTCTTGTCGTCGGGGTTGTGCGCCGGATTGGTCGGGTCCCAGACCTTCTTTCCGCGGATCAGGAAGCGCAGCGGCGTGGCGTAGCTCTGGGGATAGACGAGCTGTTGCTCCTCGCGCTTCACGCCAAGGAACTGAACGGCGACGTAGGCGAGGCCGCGCAGGCGGTGCTCGGATGTCCAGATGCCGGGGAACTGCCCCAGCAGGTAGGGCGAGGCCGCTTGGCCGTCGGCGCCGAGATGGTTCTCGTAGGAGACGACGTTGATCTGCGGGAAATCGGTGACCTGCCAGCGCCCGTCGCCGTCGGTGCTGATCTGCACGACCTGCGCGTAGCGGTCGCCGATCAGGTATTTTTCGATCGCGTCGATCCCATGGGCGGCGAGGACGATGCCCTGCATCAGGGCGCCGTTGCGCGTCTCGAACAGAAAACGGGAGCCGCCGACGATGGTGCGGCCGTAGACCCCGACCCGCGGCCCGATGGCTTGGTTCAGGACGCTCTGCTGGGTCTCGTTGCGCGGCTTCGGCTGGTTCAGCGACGAGATCAGCAGGTTCGCGCCGACCGAGGCGGTGGTGATCGCCAGCGACCCGATCACGCTGGCCGTCGTCGCGGAGACGGTGATCGCCGTCCCCGTGGCCGTCGCGAGCGCGCTGACGATGGCAAAGCCGATGGTCTCGGCCATCAGATCGCCCAGACCTTCGTCGGACGGGCCGGCGAAACCACGATCCCATCCGCGGCCTTGATCGCCCAGCCCGCGCCGGTCGAGAGGGCGAGATACGTTCCGATCGGCAGTTCGATCACGCCCACGTCGCCGGCCTCCGGGGTGTCGGTCTCAAGGATGCCGGCCCGTGCCGCGAGGTCTGCGGCGAGCGCCGGAAGCCCGCCCATGGCGCGCAGCAGCCGCGCGCAGGCGCGATCGCTCCGGTAGGTGCCGCGTAGCGCCTCGGCCGGATCGACGCCGCGCTCGGCCTTGATCCAGTCGCAGGCCCACAGTGCGCAGTCGCGCTCGCCCCAGACGAAGGGCAGGCGGGCGCCCTCCGCGAGGAAGGTGCGAAGCCGGGCGCGACGGTCGAGGTTCATCGGCCGCTCCCCCTCGTGCGGCAGGAGATGCCCGTTCTCGGGGCGAATGCGCGGGCGCGGGCTGCCGACGGGGCCCTGGCCATAAGACATCGCCCGCGGAGCAGGATCGTGGTGGAGAGCGTCGTGCATCGGATCACACCGGCCAGTTGATCGCCTTGCCGGGCAGGCTCGCCACGAGCTCGAGCCCGCGGTCGCCGGGAAAGCGCGCCTGCTGATCGGTGTCCGTAAGGAATCCGAACGGCGGCTTGTTGCGCGCGGTCCACGGCCCCTCGGCCGACACGCTCACCGAAAACTGGCCGTTGCCGAGCGCGTCGTAGCTCATCACGTCCATCTCGCCTGACCAGACCTCGATCGGATCGTCGAGCCGCACGATCGCGCCGCCGGTCGCCTCGACGTAGAACTGGACGAGCACGCGGACGTCGCGCCCGCGGACGTTGGCCGATTGCGAGCGGGCGAGCGCCGCGATGCGGGCCGAGACGCCCGACATCGTGAAGGTCGCCTTCGGCGCCGTCGTCCCGACCGGCACGTCGAGGCCGTCGATCTGCGCCAGCGTGCCCGTGCCGTCCCAGGTCTGTCCGTCGCCGGTCACCAGCGGCCCGGCCCCGTAAAGCCAATACCGGCCCGGCCCGTCGGCGAAGTCGAAGTAGGCGAGGACGGCGAGGCGGACCGTGCGTCCGGCCGCGACCGCCGCCTGCGTGGCGGTGAGGAAGGGCATCGGTTACCCGGCGCGCTTCTGGAGTTCGCGGATGCGCTGCGGCAGCGCCCGGTCCCGCGCATCGACGTAGGCCTTCAGGTCGGCCACGGCCTGCGCGTCGGCGCCGGGCGCGTTGATGGTGGTGCGCGCGTCGATCGTGCCGATGCCGCCGCCCATGCCGGCGCTCGGCTTGGCCCACCCGACCGGGCCGCCCGAGGCGTACCCCGGCAGGCCGCGTCGCATTGCTTCCGCCACGGCGACGCCGCCGACGCGGGCGACGTCGTCTTGGCTCCACACCACCTCGCCGCGGTGGACGATGCCCGCGGGCTGGAAGCGGCCGCCGTGGCCCGTGTAACCGCCACGCGCGAAGCCGCCGAACACGTCGTCCGCACCGCCCAGCGCCAACGTCAGCCCGTCTGAAGCGCCGCCGCCGCCGCCGAACAGGCTGGAGAAGAAGCCGCCGATCCCGCCTCCGCCGCCCGCGCTGAACCCCGCAGAGACGAGGCTGTCGATGCCCGACGAAATCAGCCGGTCGCCGATGCGCAAGGCGATGTTGGAGAACGCCTGAAGCGCATCACCGCCGTGGCTGAGCTGCGTGGCGAAGTCGGTAAGCGCGCCGCTGGCCATGTCCTTCGCCTCGGTCAGGCGCAGGGTCTCACGCGTCTGGTCGAGCACGGCCTGCTCGTAGCGCGTCCCGGCGAAGGGGCGGGCTGCGGCGTAGGCCTGCTGATCGAGCCGGTCGCGGCCGAGCTGCGCACGCGCGAAGTTGTCGTTGTCGGAGAAGGCCAGGAAGCGGCCGGCCGAGATGATGCGCTGTCGCTCCGTGGCCTCCTGCGCGTATTGCGAGGCGAGGGCCTGCGACACGGTGATGCCGCGCCCCTGGGCCTCGGTGATCGAACGCAGCGCATCCGTGCGGGCCCGCAGCCCTTCCGTGTCGCGCCCGCCCGCCTCGGTGGTCAGTCGCAGTTCGTCGCGCTGCTGCTGAAGCTGTCGGGTTCGCTCGCCTTCTTCCTGAAGGGTCTGCTGCGTGTTGGCCCGTGGGGTCAGAATGTCCCTGAGATAGCCGCGCGTTTCGGCCGGCAGCGTCGAGAGATCACCGCCTGACTCCTGAAAACGCTGCGCGCGGCGCGGACCGGCGTTGTAGCCGATCAGCGCCAGCGTCTCGTTGCCGCCGAACTGCGCCAGCAGATCGCGCATCAGCCGCGCCTGCGCATCGATCGCCGAGGCGGGATCGAGCGGGTTGGTCAGCCCGTACTGCCGCGCCGTGCCGGGCATAAACTGGGCGATGCCCTGCGCGCCGGCGGGCGAGACCGCGTTCGGGTTGAAGCGGCTCTCCTGATAGCCCTGTGCGGCCAGAAGGTTCGGGTCCAGGCCGTAGCGGGTCGCGGCGTCGTAATAGAAATCGCGGTAGGCCGAGGGCACCTGCCCGATGCTGCGCGAGTAGCGCCCCTCGGAGCGGTACGTCTCCTGTCGAAGGCGATCCAGCTCCACCTGCCGGGTCTGCTCCAAGATCGCGCGGCCATCCGAAGGGGTCGTCTCGAGGCGCTTGTCGAAATCGGAATTGATCCGGGCGACGGACGCGGCGATCTGCGAGTAGCCGGAGGTCTGAAGGCCGAGCTGTGCGGACTTGAGACCTTCGTTGAGGGTCTTCAGCTGCTCTGCGGTTCGAAGGGAGTCTTGGGCCGCCTGCCGTTTGGCCGCGTCATCCGCGATTCGCCTCTGCTCGGCCTCAAGGCGCTCCACGTCGCCCCTGAACGTGGCGATGCGCGGCCCGGTGATGAGCTGCTGAACGTAGCTCGTGCTCCCGGCATTATCGCGCTCAGCCTCGGCCAGGGCACGCCGCGCGGTCGCCAAGCGCGTTTCGAGGTCCCCGCCCGTCGTCGCCCGATCAACCGCGCGACCGACCTTGTCCCAGAAATTCGAGAGCCGATTGCCGGTGCTCTCCAGCGCATGGCCCCATCCGCTCGTCAGTTCCGTCGCGCTGGTCAGGCTTGTCTTGTAGGCGTCGAAGAGGGCCCGCTGGGCACCGAGGCGATCCCCCTGCGCATCCAGTCGCTTGATGGTTTCGAGCGTCGTCGCGTTCAGGAAGCCGAGCTGATCGTTCAGCGTCTTCGCGCCGCGGGTCGGATCGGCGAAGGCGGCGGCCAGCGCCTTGTTCGCCTCCGTCAGGTCCTGGCCCGTGGTCGCCGCATAGTCGCGCGCCGTCCCGAGAAGCGAGCCGGCGAGCGCTGAACGGATGCCGCCGGTGCCGGCGTACTGTCCCAGCAACTCGCGAGCGCTGCGGACCGAGAGCCCGGCGCCGTCCGCCGACGACAGCGCCAGGGCATTGATGCCGCCCACTGTCATGCCCGACGCGCGCCCGATGCCGGCAGTCGACCGAGCCAGGGCGAGCTGCGTGCTGGCGTAGGACTGTTGCGCCACCACAGCGGCGATGGTCGCGGTGGCTGCCCCGCCGATCGCGCCGCCGAGCAGGCCGATGCGTGAGGCAAACCCGCCGACGGCATCGCCCGCCTGCGAGAGCGCGCCTTTGATGCTGGCGCCGCCGGGGCCGGCGAACACCTGTGCGATCTGCGGCCCCTGCTGAAGCGCGATCATGCCGAGCGGCGAGCCGGATCCGAGCTGAGAAGCGATGTCGCTGCCCTGATACACGAGGTTGGTGACCTCGTCCGAGCGCAGCCGACGCCCGGCAGCGTTCTCGTTGGCAGCCGCACCGCCGAGCCCGCCGAGCCGACGGCTGGCCGCGGCGTTCGCCTCGGCGCGGGCGCGAGCGGTCTCCAGGCCGCCGAGGGTCGCTGCCCCCTGGGTGCCGAGTTCGCGCCAGGCCGCCGTGGCGCTGCGCACCGCCGTGGTCGAGTTCGCCGCCGCTGCCGCCATTGAGGAATAGCGGTTGGTCAGCTGCCCCATCGTCCGCTCGTAGGTGGCGGCGTCGATGATGCCCTGCTGATAGGCCCGGTTCAGGGTGGCGGTGCCCCGCTCCAGGCGCTGCTGGGTCCGGTAGGTCTCATCGACCTCGCGACGAAGCTTTTCCAGCGCCGCACCGGCCGAGAGCTGCCGACGCGCGGCCTGTTCCGTCTGCTGGGCCGTCTGTTCGGTCGCCTGCCCGAGCCGATCCTGCGACGCCGCCACGGCGTCCGCATCCGAGCGGGCCTTCTCGGCGCCCTCGGAGACGTAGCGGATGGTCGCGGTGCGGATGGCGTTCAGGGTGGGCATCAGCGGTCCGCTCCCTTCTTGTCCATCATCTTGCGCCACTCACCGTCCATGAGCCCGACCAGCCGCTCCAGCCGCTCGTACTCGTCCAGATCGGTGATCCCGTAGCGTTCGGCATAGGCGTGGATCGCGGTCCATCGGATCGGGCCGAACACGCCGAAGCCGATGGCGCGATCAGCCTGGAGGCGCCAGAACGCGGACCAGACGAAGGTGAGGTGTTCGGCCAGTTCCGGGCGCCGCATCAGCGCACGCGGCACCTGACCATCCTCTTCGGCGATGTCGATCAGCCACTCGGCCCGCTCGCCGAACTCGCCCTCCCATCGGAGGGCGTCGATCAGTTTTTTGCGTCGGCCTTTCCGTCGACCTCGGCCTCGACGGCGACGGCGTTGGCCGCCCAGGTCACGGCCCCCCGGAACATGTCGAACTCGGGATCGCCGAGCAGCTTGCCGGCGAGGTCGGCCGAGTAGGGCAGCGGCGTGGTGCCGTCGTCCTCGGTAAAGCCGTCCCAATCGAGCAAGACGGCTTCGTTGAGGCATTCGCCGATGATGCGCTCGCGATCCTCCGCGCGGAGCCCGCGCAGCTTCTGGTGCGCCGGGATCGCGGAGGCCTTGCGGTCGAACAAGCGCTTGTAATCGGCGTTGCCGAGGCCGCGGACCTTGAGGCGGACGCCGGGCAGGCCGGGGATGTCGTCGATCCAGCGCCCCTGCTCGATCACGGCGACGTTGGTTTTCAGGGCGGAGAGCTTCACGCGGAGGGCTCCTGCTTCTCGGTGATGGCGGGCGCGGGCTTGGTCGGCTCGGCCTTGGCGCCCTCGCTCGACCCGGCGGCCTTGGCGCTCGCGAGCGTGCCGAGCCCCTTACCGACGATGAGTTCGGCGTAGGCGTCGGTCATCTCGACCTCGGTGCCCGCCTCGTAGCGGACCTCGTCCGCGCGGGTGGCCTCGCCCTTCGGAAAGGCCTTCGGATAGCCGGAAAAGCTTTCGGTGATACGGACCGTCTTCATGACACGCCCCTCTGCATTTTGATGGAACACTGCTCGCCGGTGTGGAGCACGGCCCGGAACGGGATGATCACCATCACGTCGTCGTTGTTGTCGCCGGTACGCCGCTCGGGATTCATGGGGCGACAGTTCGGCATGGTGATCCGATACCGCTGCGTCGCGGCGTTCCCGACCGTGAAGTCGGTCGCGAAGGAGCCATGCGCCAAGGCGAGCGCGTAGAGGTCGTCGGTCTCGAAATAGGCCTCGATGTTGCCCGTGACGTCGATGTCGCCGAGCCCGAAATCCTCGGTGAACAGATTGCCGACGCTCGGCCGGACGCGCAGACCATTGTTCACCGACAGCGACAGGCTGCGCACCTTCGGCGCCGGCGCGCTGCCGCCGAGCCCGAAATCGAGGATCGCGACGTTGGCCGATGCCGTGGAGATCGGATTGGTGGTCGGCGCGGCGTAGGTCGCCCCGGTGAGCAGGCCGCCGGGCAGGGCCTCGGTCTGCGCCATGATGCCGAACGAGCCGGTGACGGGCTGGCGCGCCGCAATCGACAGGTTGAGCGTGCTGATGCGCGCGCCGGGGAAGCGCGAGACCGTGACGGCAGAGTCGCCGATGGGCAGGGTCTCTTCGAACGTGAAGCTCCGGCCCGTCGACCCGTTCTTGAGCACGTTCGAGGTCCAGGTGCCGAACAGGGCCGCTTCGAAGATGTCGTCGAAGGTGTTGTAGGCCATCTCGAAGTTGTAGGCCCCGGCCGCGTCGAGCCCGAGGAGGATCTCGTTGCGGACGTTGCGGTCCGCATAGATCTCGTTCGAGGTCGCGGTCGTCTTGTTGATCCCCGGCCCGCCGCCGGTCGAGCGCAGCGTCTTGAACGAAGGCGTGGCGGGCGTGACCCCCCACGTCGCCTCGGCGACATAGGCGATCCGACGATCCGACCCGTTGGCGATCGACATGGCAGTCTCCAGAAGTAGGGAAGCGTCGGGCGGCCCGGCCGGTCAGCCGCGGATGTCGGCCTGGTAGGGGATCGCGAACGACAGGACGTAGTAGTTGCCGGCGTCGTTGTTCGGGTCCTGCACGGGCGAGGACGGCGCGAAGGTCTGGACCCCGCCGAACTCCTTGCCGCGAAACAGGGCGGCCAGTTCGTCCGCCCAGGTGAGGCCTTCCGCGGTGCCGGAGGCGCGCCGCATGTTGATCTCGATGCGGATCGCGCCCTCTTCGCGCCACCAATTGTCCCCCGGCGCGCCGATGGTTAGTTGCCGGCTGTTGGCGACCGGGAAGGTGACCTGCAGGAAGGGCTTCGGCTTGCCCTGCGCATCCTTGGGGGGATCGCCCTCCAAGGGCTCGTTCAGACCGTAGATGTCCGTCCGCCCGTTCCAGTAGGCGGCGAGCCGCGCTTCGACGGCGTCGACGACGAGCTTCAGCGCCATGTTCAGCGCCCCGGATCGATGTAGATGGCGGGCTGGCGCGTCAGCCAATCCTGCCTCAGCCCGGCCCGACCCTTGCGGATGCGCTGGCCGAGCGCCTGCGCCGAGGCGGTCTGCGCCCAATCGCCGACCGCGCCGCCGGGAAACGAGCGATAGGTGAACCCGACGTAGGCGATGTTGCCGAATCGGCGCCGCGCCAGCACGGCAACCGCCTCGTACACACCATCGGGCGCCTGGCTGGACTGCCCTCGCTCGATCTTGCGGGCGTAGGGCTGGCTGTTCAGGACGATGTAGCTCTCGGCCGGCGGCGGGTTGGTCGGGTCGTCGAAGGCGACGTTGTCGGCGAACCACTGGTGCGAGCGGGCGTAGCGCTCCGTCTTGACCGGCGAGTGCAGGATCAACTGCGCGTCGACCCACTCGATCACGTCGAGCAGGAGATGGAACTCGGCCAGGACGACGCTGCTGGGCTTCAGACCGTCCAGCGTGGCCCGTCGACCGCCATCGACGAAGAGATCGTAGTCGGGCGCGTAGCCGAGCGCCCGGCGGTTGGTTTCCTGCGCCTCGCCGATCACCTCGCGGGCCAAGCCGGCGAGCGCATCACCTTGCGCCGCCGGGCTCAGCATCTCGTCGCGGATCAAGGCGATGTCGCGCGCGATCGGGTCGAGGCGCACGCTGGTGCGGGTCGCCATCACCCGGTCGCCCAGATCTCGAAGCGCACCACCTCGCCATCGATCCAGATCGGGTCGACCACCTCGACCGTCTGGCTCCAACCGCCGTACTGCATCGTGTCGAGCTTTCTTGGGCGGCCGTAGGCCTCCAGCCCAGTCGGCGAGAGCACGATCTTCGTCATGCCCTGCAGCACGCCCTGGCCGAGTTCGTCCGGCCGGTAGCCGCTCGGGCGCCCGCGCACCGTGACGCTCGCCTCGCGCCCGTTGGCGTGGAGCGTCACGTCTTGCCCGTGCCGGCGCAATTGGCGGTCCAGAGCGGCGATGGCCTGCGCCGGGCTCATCCCAGGAACGGCCTCCGGTGCCGCTGCAGCAGGGATTCGGCCTCCGGATCGGGCAGCGCGTTGTTCGCGCCCTGGACGAAGTAGGAGAACGAGCCGACCCCCTCGACCGACTCGGATTTCAATCCCGCCTCCCGCTGGCGCCCGGCGAGCGATGCGTTGGCGAGAAGCATCACGGCCCGCTCGACATCCGCGGGCAGCATGCCAGCCGGGATCGGGCCTTCCTCGTCGTCCGGCAGGACGTAGCCGGCCACATATTCGACCGTGAGCGTGCGACCGTACCAACCGCACCGGTCACCGTTCCGCACCGCATGGAGCGCGACGCCGTCGACTTCGTAATCGTCCACAGCGAGCGCCACGCCGTCGCGCACGATGCTCAGGACCTCGACCACCGGCGAGCCCTCGAGGGCGAGACCGTCGGGCGATCGGCACAGATCGAAGCGCTCCCGCAGCGTCTGGCGCCCGAATGTGCGATTGCAGAAGCGCTCCGCCGTGGCGGAGGCTTGGTCGATCAGCAGCCAGGCGGCGCGGTCCGACTCCAGCGGAAAGCCGAACATCTCGCGCGCCCGCGTGACGGTGGTGAGCCGGTGCGAAGCCGGCGGGATGAGGACGGTCGCGGTCATTGCGTCGGCTTGGCCGCTTGGCAGTTGACGGTCGTGCCCGACGGCGCCGGGCCGAACAGCGTCAGCGAGAGATTGCCGATCGACAGGTTCGGCGCCGTCGCCTGATAGACGACGAGGTCGGCATAGGTCGCGGTCGGGTCACCCACGGTGTTGACGACGTAAGGCCGCGTCGCGCTGGCCACGTTCTGCGCCGTGCAGGTGACGACGGGCGTGATCCCAGCCTCGTACGGCTTGGCGAAGGTCCACCGCACCGGCTGCCCGGCCGGCGCCACCGTCATCCGGGCGCGCTGGACGGACGTCGCATGGGTGTGATCGGCGCGGGCGTAGCGCACCGACGAGCCCTCGACGCTGTCGGTGCCCGTGGCCGGCGGCGCCGAGGTGGCGGGCGCCGGCATGACGGTGACGGCGTCCGCGGCGGTGAGCGGCGCATAGAGCGAGGAGGGCTGTGCCCAGGCAGCGCCCGGCGCGAAAGCGAGGACCGCGGCGAGGAGGAAGCGCGCGAGCATCCCGGCCTCCTCAGTTCACGAACGCGGCCATGAGCAGGGGCGTCACGGCGGTGAACGTCGTGCAGGACGAGGTGGCGATCAGGACGATGCCGGCGGTGTAGCGGTCGCCGAAATCCTGGCGCGTGCGGTAGGAGGCATTCGCCGCGATCGGCGTGCATTCCAGCGGGGCGATGGCGGCGCCGGCCGTCGGAACCGCCGTCGCATTGAGGATGGCCACGAAGCCGGCCGTCGCCCCGAACGTCGCGTGGTATCCGTAGAGGTTGCCCGCGCTGGCCTTGGCAACGACGCTCGACCCGGTCGTGGTCTGGGGCAAGATCCCCGCGCCGGCGGCCGACGAGGTCACCAGAAACACGCTGCCGATCGTCTGACTGGACGCCGGAAGGGAGACGATCATGCGCCCGTTGAGATCGCATGAGGCGTGAGCGGTCTGCCCGGTCGTCAGCGTCGGCAGCGTCGCATTGTACTGGCACGGATAGACGTTCTGCGGGACGCCGTTCGGGATGCCTTGGACCGCCTGCGCCTGCGAGCCCGCCGTGCCGGGCCCGGTGACCGAACCGGTGGGCGACGGGTTGGTCATCTGCGCGAAAATTGGGTTGCCGGAGGCGTTCGGCGCTCCGGCGATTCGCAGATCCGCCAGCACCGAACCCATCGCGTTGCTTCCCGGCGGCAGCGGCGAGCCGATTGAAAAGATGCCCTCTCGCACCGAGACGTTGGTGGCAACGGTGATCGTCCCGGTGCCAGGCGTCGAGACCCGAACCCGTACGTTGGTCCGGCCCGTCGCGCTGAGCGCGATCTGCCCATCCGTGGTGCGCGTCGCCTCCGGCACGCCGGTGCCGCGGTTAATGGCGTTGATGCCGGTCCACGTCGTGCCGCCGTCGATCGACTGCTCGTAAGTGAGCGTCGCACCGGAGGCGGTGAGGCCCGTAAAGGCGTAGCCGACCGTCGCCTGGCCGTTGATCGCGGTGGTGATAGCGGCGTTGGCGGCGGCGGCGTTGAGCGGGCCCGTCGTGCGGACGTCCTGCTCCGTAGAGCCGGCGACGGTGGACGAGCCGCCCGATCCGCCCCCGAAGGTCGACACGACGTTGCCGGCCGCGTCGTAGACGGCGACCGGAATCAGCGCCCCTGATGACGTGCGATAGGGCGGTGCCGTCGCGGGCGGGGGATCGGCCAGGACCGGGCCGGCGCACAGGAGCGCGAGTGCGATCAGCCCAAAGCGGCGCAGGATCATGGCCGGCTCCACTTCGCGAGGGCTAGTTCTTGAGGACCATGAACGACACGACCACCGTGCCGTTGAGGGCCGCAGCGGCGTCGCCGTTGCGCACCGTGATCGTGACGCTGCTGGCCCCAGGGGCCACGCGCACCACGCCGGGCGAGCCGGTCGTGTTCGTGCCGTTGGCGAGCGAGGCGAACACGATGTCGCCCGCCGCGACCGTGCTGTTGGTCAGCGTGAGGGTGTAGGTCGCGCCCGCCGCCGTGGTGAGCGCCTCGGAGGTGATCTTGCCCGAGAGCTTGTTGAGGGTCGCGGCACCGGCCGTGGCGGTGGTCGTCTTGGTGCCGCCGTCGAGCGCGAGGCCGCCCGGCGGGCGCAGGATGGCGGGCGACTGCGCCAGGGCGCCGATGGTCAGGGCGAGAAGGGCGATCGCGCCCGCGAGAAGGGTCCGCATGGGTCGGGTCTCCTGGGATGGCGTCAGGTGCGGGCCGGACGGCCGCGGGTGCCGCGCGCGTCCTCGGACCGAGCCACGCTGTCCGTCGTGATCGGGGCGGGCGCGGCGGCGGGACTGTCGGCGGGCGCAGCAGGGGCCTCGCCGCCGTCGCGGGCGGCGCCGGCCTCTTCCACCAGCCCGTTCGCCTTGAGATCGGCGAGCCGCTGGCGCGAGACGCGGAAGGGCGCCTGATCGGGCATGACGAGCCCGTCCTGGCCCTGACCCTCGCCGGGCTGGCCCATGAAAATCTTGAGCGGGCGCACCAGCACGGTGCCGCTGTCCTCGTTCGCCATGACGGCCTCGCTGTCTGTTGGGGGGGCAAGGGCGGCCGGAAATGGCCGCCCCGTCGCTGGCGAGAGCCGATCAGGCCGGCAGAGTGCCGGTGATGAAGGCGTTCGGCCGCTTGACCACGAGCGCCAGCCGCTCCTCGGCGCGGATCGTGATCATGTTTTTCTCGAAGTCGTCGGCGTTCTCGGTCGAGATCAGCACCTCGATCGCCATGCGGTCGAAGATCTGCGCCGCCGTCTTGAACGCCCCCGTGAGGAAGGTGCCGACCGGCATCGCGAAGCTCGGCGAGACGGGCAGGTTCCAGAGCTGCGGGACGATGCGGCCCTGGGGGTCGCCGATCAGGTAGCGGCCCATGCCGTCCTTGATGGTCTCGATGCGGGCCCAGTCCGTGGGGTTGAGCACGTAGCCGTCCATCGGGAGGAAGGCGAGGACGCCCTGAAGCGCGGCGAGGCGCAGCCGGTCGATGGCGGTCTCGCCCGTCACCTGGAAGGCGCCGGTGTAGGTCGAGGCCTGCGGCACGAGGCCGAGGATGTTGGCGCCGGTGCCGTCGCCAACGAGAAGCTGGTTCTCCTCGGTGAGCTGGATGCCGTAGCGCATCTCGGCGTCGATGGTGCTGCGCAGGCCGGGCGCGTCGTCGAGAATCTGACGAGAGGCCTTGACGAGGTGCGCGATCGTGCGGACCGGAAAGCTCTTCAGGTTCCAGGTGTAGTCCGAGTAGGGCTTGGGCTGGGTCTCGGGCACGGGCGCCGCCGCGTTGGTGCGCGCGGTCTGCACGGCAAATTCGATGGCGTTGGAGGCGGTCTGCCCCTGAGCGAGCAGGTCGCGCACGGTGAGCGGGCGCTGCGGCAGGCCGACGACGCCGGCCAGACGCTCGGCCGGGACCAGCGAGTTCGAGATCGAGTTGGTGTTGCCGAACGTGGCCGGGGCGGTGGTGATCGCCTTCGTCTCGATCGTCATGGCGACCTTGCCGCGCTGGCTGCCGCCGAGGATGGTGGCCTTGACCTCCTCGTTCTCGATGACGAGTTGCCCGAGCGACTTTTGCTCCATCGGCGCGCCCGGCCCGCCACGGCGGGCGGCCTTCTGCTCGGCATCGGCGAGCCGGGTGTCGAACTCGCGGATCTTGATGTTGAAGTCGGACAGGCCCTTGTCGACGGCCGCCTTGGTCTCGTCGCTGAGCGCCCCGGCCTTCTTGGCCTCGCCCAGCGCGCCCTCGGCAAGACGCCTCACCTCGTCGCCGATGGTCTTCAGGTTCGCGGCCGCGGCCTTGAACTCGGCCTCGCCGGCACCGTCGCCCTGGCCGGCCGCATGGGCGGCACCTTCGGGGGCGAGCGCGACGCGGATGCCGCCGATCCCGCAATTGGCGAGGAACGACGCGTGGAAGGCAGCCGGGCGCGCCCCGGCAAGCAGGATGTGGGTCTTCATGGTCGGGTGTCCTGGGATCAGAGCTTGAAGGCGGCGATCTCGGCCAGCAGTTCGCTGAGCGCGGATTTCGCCTCGGGGGGGCTCGCCTGTCCGCCCGGCTCGTCCCGAGCCTGCGTCTTGGGGAAGCCCGCAGCGGCGATGTCGCGGGCCTGCGCGTGCGAGAAGCCGATCTCCCGAAGGGCGCTCTCGAACTCGCGGAGGGTGGAGGGCACCGCTTTGGTGCCGATCTCGGCCATGGGCTCGCCCACGGCGATCTCGTGAAGGTCGCGCAGATGCGACATCAGCTCGGCGCGTTGGCCCGCAGTCGGCGCGTTGCCGCCCGACAGCGTCGCCTGATGCAGGGCGGCCAGCGCCGCGATGCTGGCGCGGGCCCGGTCGCGGTCGACGAAGCCGTGAACCGCCTTCACCTGCGTGATGATGGCGTCGGCGTTGGACGGGTCGTCCACGATGCTGATCTCGACGACGTTGACCGCCTTGAGCTGCCGCCTGGAGCCGTCCGCGCCCTTCACATGCTCGGCGCCGTTCGGCCGGACCTCAAACCCGATCGACAGGCCGGTGAAGGCGCCGTCCACGAGCCCCGCATGCAGATAGCGTCCGGTCTCGGTGCTCATGCCGGCGACCCGGCCCTTCACGTAGAGGCCGCGGCTGTCCTCCTCGACGACGTGGTAGGAGCCGACGCCGCGGCGCCCGCCGAGCTGCGGCAGGCCGTGGTTGAGGTGCATCGCGATCTTGCGGCCCGCGGCCTTGCGCTCGGCCAGGCCGTCGCGGAACGCCCCGGGCAGGATCACGTCGCCGTGGCTGTCCACGGTGCCGAAGACGGCGCCGTAGCCCTCGAACTCGCCGCTGTTCGGCGCGCCCGCGTTCTTCACCTCGAACGGCGCGACGAAGATGTCGGTCATCGTCCTGCTCCCAGCATCTCACGAAGGCGGGCCGCGTCGCCCGGGCCGAGCAGGCCCGTCGCGTGAACGTAGACGGGCCCGATCACGCTGAAGTCGATGCCGCCACGGCCCGACGGGACCGGCCGGTAGCTCTCGGCCTCGTCCACCCACTGCCTGCGGTGAAGGTCCCACAGCCGGCCCGGCTGCGAGCCGTAGACGAGGCGGGTCTCAGGGGCGGGCTGCGGCAGCAGCGCGCCCACCGCGCGGGCGACGCGCGCAAAAAATTCCCGGATCATGCAAGCTCTCGCAAGTATTCTCTTGACAAACACGTGCCATTGGCGCATTCTGATCTTGCCAACACGGAGATACCCGATGCGAACCGAGATCGAGACCGCTATCCGCGCCACCCACTGCTGGATCATGATTCGCTTCTACGGCGCCGCGCTGCCCGCCTCGCTCTCCGCGGCCTACGACGAGGCCGAAGGCGCCTTCGCCATGCTCGCCGAGGCCGCCCCGCGCGAACGTGCCCGGCTGACGCGCCAGGGCTTCGGCGTCGAGACCCTCAAGGGCCTCCAACTCGCCATCGAAGACGCTGGCCTCTGGCCCGCCTACGCCAAGGACGCCCGCCCCTTTACCGGCCGCGCCTACGATCTTGACGAAGGCCTCGCGCTGGCGAGCGCCCTGTGACCGGCGCCGAGCTGCGCTCCGCCCGCGAGGCGCTCGGCCTCAGCGTGTCGCTGTTCGCCGAGCGCCTGGAGGTCGACCAGAGCGCCGTGCGACGCTGGGAAAGCGGCGACCGCGCCATCCCCGGCCCCGTGCGCGTCCTCGTCCGCCTCTGGCTCCGCGAGCGCAGCCGCTGAAGCTTGCCGCTCAGCTCCTGGCCTTGGCCGTCACGCTCCAATCCGGCTCAAAGCTCGAGTCGGCGTTGCGGTCGCGCCGCTCGTCTTCGCCGAACCACTCGGCCTCGGGCAGTAGCTCGTCGGCACAATCTCGCGCGCCGCCCAGCCGGTGGCCTGCTGGCGCCTCGAAAATACAACCGCCCTCATCGGTATCGGCGGCGGGCGCTTGCGTTCCGGCCATCAGGCAAAATTCCCGTTCAGGCGCTCTCGGTGGCGTGCGTTTTTCAGGTCCAAGTGGCCGTCCCAATCGGCTTTCGGCCCGAGGATCTTGCGACCTAACGGCTCGCCATCGGCGCCGCGGGCTCGCGCAAGATTGTGCATCAAGTCGTCGTCCGAACTCGTGTCCAAAATGACCCGCGTAGCCTGTGCGTGCGGTGTGCGAGGGGCGCGTCTCACCGCCATTTCAAGAGCTTCGCGCACGACTGTCGGGCGGTCGGGAGCAAATCCAAGGCGGGCCCACGCATAACCGCCAACGTTGAGGTTGGCGTGTGCGTCGATCCGCGCAACGCCAATACGGTCGTAAGCTTCGACGCTCGACCGCAGCATTGTCTTGGCGTTGCCGCCGCCTTGATATTTCTTTGGCAACTCAAAATATGTATGCCTAACAACCCAAGTATTGCCTTCCCGGATAAAGTTGCGCGTTACTTTTGCGGTCCCCTTGGCGTTGCTCGCAACCATAACCAAGGAGTTCGGTCGAGCGCCAGGCGCCCAAATGACCGACAATTTCTCTTCTTTTGGCACCCCGGACAGGAATGAGGAGGTCGCTTCGCGCAACTGAGCCTCATCGCGGAACAGCCCTTGATCAAGCGTTCTATCACCAATGGTGACTGTGTCGCCGCTGATGTCGCGCTGCGCCGCTGCGCCGGCCCAGCCGCCTGATGACGATTTAGGAACACTCGGACGAGGCGGAGGTGGCGATTCGGGGCGGCTCGCCGCAGGGCTGGGCGGGGAGGCGGCCGCCTGCTCCGCCCCCTTGAAGCCGATGACGCCTTTCTTCTGATCGGCCGCGAGCTTGCGCAGGGCGTAGGCCCGACCCTTCGGATGGGTCTCGACGAACTCTTGGACCGTCGCCTTGCCCTGGTAGGCGCGCACCCGCTTCGACAGCACCTCGATCGTGTCGTCGGCCGAGACGCCGGACGTCTTCAGCGCGGTCTCGCCGGCGAGCGCCTTCTTCGGGGCAGCGGCCCGCGGCTTGCGCGGCGCCTTGGGCGCGTCGTTGCCCGCGCCCGGCTTGTCCTTGAACTGCCCCCGCGGCCCGCGCGGGTGCAGCATCTCGTTGAAGGCCTTTCGGACGGCCGAGGAGACCCCGGTCGCCGCGAGCGGCCCGGCCTTCCCCTTCGATGTGCGTGCCATCAGCCCCTCAGCAGGTCCGCCGAGAAGAGGCCCTTCAGATCGTCGTCGGTGACCGCGTCGATCTCGTCGTCGGTGGCCTCGTCGGGATCGTCGGCGCCATCAGCCGCGCCCTCGGCTGCAGCCTGCGCCTCGGCCATCATCTGCGCGGCGGCCAAGGCGGCTTGCTCCACCAGCACGTCCAGCGGCATCATCGCGCCCTGGATCATCAGGTGGTCGCCGCCCTCGACCGGCGGCAAGTTCTCGTAGCGGCGGGCGTCGTTCGGCGTGTAGATCGCGCCATTGACCATCCCGCGCAGGAACTCGGCCCGGCCCTTCGAGTCGGCGCGCAGCAAGCCCTCGACGTTGAACTCGGCGTAAAACCGATCCCGCTCGCCCGGCCGCAGGCACCGCATCCCGAGCGCCTGCTCGATCTCCTTCATGTGCGTGCGGAGGCAGTAGATGAGAAAGCCGAGGTTCACCTGCTCCACACCGGAGCCGAACATCGTGTGACCTTCGGCAGCGTGCCCGATCAGTATCGGCGGCACACGAAACAGGCGGGCCACAGTCTCAACATTGAAACCGCGCGTCTTCAGCAGCTCCGCGTCGGCCGGCGTGAGGGTCAGGGCCTCCCACTTCCACCCGCCTTCGAGGACCGGCACCTTGCCGGTGTTCTGCGCGCCCTGAAACTCGGTCAGGTAGGCTTTCGCGTCCTGGCGCTGCGTCTTGTCGAGGTAGCTCGGCGCCATGAACACGCCCGACGGGCGCATGCCGTTCTTGAAGGTGGTGCCGGCGACGCGCTCCGCGCCGAGCGCGGCGCCCAGACTGTGACGCCCGGCCGAGACGACGGAGAGGCCCGTCAGCCCGTCGAGCGAGAAGCCCTTGAGGTGGAGGATGTCCTCCTCCTGGTAGACCGTCGTCAGCCCGTCGAAGGTGTAGGTGTAGGTCCGCGACCCGTCCTGCTGGCGCTGCACCTGCATCAGGCTCGGCAGCAGCGGCTCCAGGGCGATCACCGACCCGTCGCCGCGCTTCTGGATCGCGGCGTATCCGTTCCCCCACACCAGCTTGCAGGCGATGATCGCGGTCCAGAACTCGACCGCCGTCATGTCCGCGTTCGGCCGGTCGTGGATCACTCGGTAGAGCGGGTGATCCTTCGCGAGGCGGGCCTCGCCGTCCTCGTCGCCCGCCTCGTAGAGCATCAGCGGGAGCGTCGCGATCGTCTGCGCGATCAGCCAGACGCAGGCCCAGAACGCGTCCAGGGTGAGCGCCGTCTCCGGCGTCACCTTCTCCCCGGAATGCGCGGGCTCAAGGCCGATGTGACGATACAGCTGGGGGTCGGTCAGCCGCAGGGCTTGGCCAAGCGTCGTCACCGCCTTGCGGAACAGGCCCATGCGGTGCCTTTCGGATCAGGCGAACAGCGGTTCCCGAAGGAAATCGCTCGGGTCGGACGGCTTCGCCGGGTCAGGGTTGGTCGCCATCAGCGCGACCGCGTTGAACAGGGCCATCGCCACGTCGATCTTGGCGTCACCCGCGTTCTGCTTCGTCGCCCGGATCGCGGTGGCGGTCGGCTCGATCTTGAGGTTCGACACGCACCAGGCGGCGAGGCCGGAACCAGAGTGCCGGAGCGTGCCGGACGCCAGCTTCCGCTCCGCCGTTTTGATCGCGTTCATCAGGCCGTAGCCCTGGCTGACGCCGATCAGGAGCTTGTCGTCCTGAGTGATGCCGACCTCGGCGAAGGCCTCGATCAGTTCGCCGAGGCCCGCCGGATCGACGCCGACGCAGGCGAGTAGGCCCGCCTCCTTCACCCGCTCGGCGACGGCGACGATCTCGGAGATGTCTTCCAGCGCGTCATCGACGATGGTCAGCTCGCGCGCGGTCGCAAAATCCCGCAGCCGCGCTGCGATGCTCTTTCGCCGTTCCAGCACGCCCTTGTGGGCCCATGCCTTTGTCCAAGCGAGCCAGTCGCGGGTGACGCGATCCCGGCCCACCACGGCGATTCCGAAGATGTCGTCTAGGCCGCCGCCGTCGATGCCGACGCAGACCACCTCGGAGCGGTCGAGCAAGCCTTCCAGTGTCAGGCCGCCGGGCTCCGCGGCGCGCTCCCAGAACTCGGCGCCGGGCCAGCGGTTGGCCCGCAGGCCCATGCCGATCTCGACGTTGAGGTGCTTCGCCAAGAAGGTGCGGCGCGTGTCCTCACCCTTGGCTTCTTCCTTCCGAAGCTCGTCCTCCAGCCACTCACGGCTGACGGATCGATCAATGTTCGGATTGGTGATGTAGAAGTTGTCGGGGTCGAGGTAGGCTTTCGCCTCGATCATGGCCCTCGGGAACTCGTAGATCAGCCCAAAGCTCTTCGGATCGACGACTTTGCCGTCCCGCACATCGCGGAAGTAGTCGAGCTTCGCCTTGAACACCCCCGCGGGCGGTTCATCGCTCTGCGTCGAGAGCGAGATCACGAAGCCCTCGGGCCGGGAGACCAAGCCGCCGGTCGCCTCCCGCAGCATCGCGTCCGCCTTCGGCCGCTTGCCGAAGATCCACAGCTCGTCGATCAGGATGCGCCCGGCCTTCTTACCGGAAACGGTGTCAGTGTCCGCCGCGACGACCTTCAGGGCCGCCCGCGTGCTTAGGTGCGTGATCGTTTTGAGGTGGTCCTGAACGTGCAGGAAGCCACCCTCGCCCGCCGCCGCATCAAGCTCCGGGTCCGCCCGCACCATCGCGGCGGCAGGCTTGTAGGCGTTCTGCGCCACCTCAATCGTCGGCGCGAGGATCAGCACCTCTTCTTCGTGGCGCCAGTTGATGATGAGCGCCGTGAGCATGATGCCGGCGCCGAGGGTCGATTTCGTGTTCTTTTTGCTGATGAGCAGGAAGAACTCGCGGATGAGTTGCTGGCCCAGGTCGGCGTCATAGGCGCCGAAGATGGCCGCGACCCAATCGAAGACCCACGGCTCGCTGACCTCGCCGAAGGTCGGTTGCCCTGGCAGATCAACGACGCGAAGCGACTTGAAGACGTCCAGCGCATCCTGCGCCGCCGCCGGGAACAGCGGCTTGAAAGGGATCATTGATCGCCCGGCGACGATGCGCTTCTCCCAATCCGGACAGGCGGTCGTCCATTCGGGTCTCACGGATTGCTCGACACCAACCGCGGGCCGCTACGCTGGGCGAACTTGCCGCCGTTCGCCGTCGCTTGGTCGGCGGCGGCCTGCCGCTGTTTCTTCTTGCCCTCCGGCGCCGTGGCCTCGGCGAACGTCTTGGCGGCCAGGGCGAGGTTCTTCAGGGTGCCCGCGCGGCTCGACAGGCTGACCGCCTTCATCATCGCGTCCCGACGCCGGGCAGCATCCTTGCCCGGCGTGGCATCCTCGATAGCCTGCTCGATCTCGCCGATGTAGGCGGTGTCGGCCTCCAGCTCGTCGAGCATCCGAACCGCGAGGGATTGGCCGCGGGTGATGATGGTCTCGGGACTGGCGTCCACGAGCACGGCTCCGAGCCTGACGCGCTCGACGATAGGCGCCACAGCATCGGCCAAGGGCTGCGGATCGTGCGGAGTGGGCTGCGGAGCGTCGGCGCCCGGCCGCAGCCAGCCGCCGGCCTTCGCGCGCAGGCGTATCGCCTTCTCGTCGCAGTTGTACCAGCGCGCCAACTCTCTGACAGGCAACGCTGTTTTCGTGTAATCGCGCTCGACCGCTTTCCAGTCGATCGGCTTTTTCGCCTTCGCCATCGTCACGCCGTCCGCAGCACTCCGCGGCCCTCGAATTCACCCACCGGGAAAAAATCTGCGAATGGGCCCCTATGCGGTTGCCGGCCCCCACCCCCCCGACTTTCGACCCTACCCCTCCCTCTGGGGTCAGGCGGTCGTCCGGCGCTTGCGGGCCTGCCTCTCGGCGTGCCGGCGCTGCTGTCGAGTGCGCCGCTCCGGGGTCGCGTGCCCGCTCATGATCCCCGAGGGCCCGCCGCCGCTGCCAAGCATGACGGCCCAATAGAACGCATCAGCGCGGGCTTTCAGGATGTCCAGCGCGGTCACCTTTGGGTGTGTCACAGCCCCAACCTCTCAGCCCGAGCCCGCGCCGTCTTCACCTGATGGTGCTTCGGGCAGAGCGCCTGCCCATTGTCCGGGTCGAGCGCCGCCCCGCCGTCCTTCCGCTCGACGATGTGGTCGGCGTAGAGCCTCACCCCGCCGCGCCCACCCTGCGCCCCGCATCCCGTCCACTGGCAGCGCCAGTGCGCGCGCTTCAGCACCTCCAGGCGCCAGGCCTTGTGCTCGGCCGTCAGCAGCTCGGGATCGGCGCGCTTCGGGGCCGGGCGGGCTGTTCTCGTGTCGAGGGTGCCGAGGCGGGGCTGAAGGGTAGCGAGGCGAGCCATGCCCTAGGCCAAGCATGAAAAAGCCCCGCAGCGATCCTGTCGCTCGGGGTCTAAATGTGCAGAAACCGCACATCAGTGCTTGACCAATGTGCGGTTTCCGCATATACATGACTTGTCCGGCGGTGGTCGCCGGATACCACAGAGGAGAGCGAGATGCCTGTCATCTCAATCACTCTGCGGTGGAAGAGCCTGACGATCACCATCGTCCTGTTCTTCTAACCCAGAGGGGCCGGGTGGGGTGGTTCAGACCTCACCCGGTTCCCAACGGAGAATGTAGGACGGACTGGGAGGCGCCGCAATGGACACCTCGTACCCCGACAATCAGATGCTTCGAGCGCAGCACCTGTTCAATGTGCGAAGCCTTATCGGTCTCACCCAGCAAGAGATGGCCGACAACCTCGGGCTGAGCCTGCGCGCCTACAGCGATCTTGAGAACGCCATCTCAAAGATTCGCACCCTGCACGTCCTGGCCGTGGATCAGCTTGCCCTGTGGGAGGCCGTACGCCGTAACGATAGGTCGTTACTTCCAGCGCGGCTTCGGATGGATCTGATGGATGCGGTCGCCCTGATGCGGGCCGGGGCGCCCTAACCGGCTGAGTTTGGGGCGCAACTTTCCAACGGTGAGAAGCGGCAGGGCCTATGTCGGCCTCACGTCCGTTCTCGCGCTCGACCCGTCCGTATTGTTCTGCAATCTGCGCAGGGCGGACAATAGCGCTGCCCTATCGCGGGTCAAGGGCTCGATAGACGTCATGCCGCCCTATGCACATGGTCGAAGGGGTAGCGAACCTCGGTTGTGCTGCCGAGCAGGCTGATCTCGACCACCACCTCTTCCGCCTGCATGTCAGTGAAGAGGGCGCGCGCCGTGAAGCCAGCCATGGGTCCGACCGCGACCTTGAGGGTATCGCCGGGCTCGAACGGCGCCGTCGGCGCGTGCATCGTCGCCCCGCTGCGCTCGGCGTCCGCCATGCCCTCCAGCCACGCCAAACCGACCCGCCCGATCGCCAGGGCGCCCCGCATGTTGGAGCCGAGAATGCTGGTGAGGCCGTGCCGGTTGCGGCCCTCGGCGTCGCGTTCGCGCAGCAGGGCCAGTTCCTCGTCACCGATGCCGCCGGGGGCGCCGACGAAGAGGTAGGAGCGCATCGCCGGGCGCTGGAACTCGCGCCGGGGCAGCTTGAGGTTTCCACGCTCCGGCCGGCGCCAAAAGAACTCGCAAGGGACGTATGTGAGGAACGGTGCTCCCTCGACCTCACGTAGGCTCTTCGCCGCCTTCAGCTCGCGCTGCGGCGCCGTCATGCAGACGTACCAGCGCTTCCCGGCCGCAGTGATGTCCGGCACCTTGTTCCGCTCTTCCTTGGACAGCGGCACCTCGGCCGCGATCTTGGCGTCGTGCTGCGGCGTGGCCTTGGCGTCGAAGCCTCGTCCGTTCCGGCTGGCAGGCATGGCGGCTGTTCCTCGATACGCTACGAGAGGGGGTGGCGTGGGGCGGCGGTCAGGACCGCAGGAAATCCTGCGCGAGCCGGGCGAGCCCCTTCGGCGTAACCCGGACCTGCGTGCAGACGCGCTCGGTGCCATCGCCGCGGTGCTGAACCGTGACCTTGTGCTCGAGGAGGCCAGCTGCGATGCGGGCCTAATAGCCAAGGTCCTCGCGGGCGCCGGCCCGGCGGTAGATCCAGGCGCGGGTGCGCAGGTGCTTGAACAGGTCGGTGGGGCGCAGCTGCAGGTTCTTGGCGGCCTCCGTGATGCACATGGAGCCGTCAGCTTCGGCGATGCGCTTGTAGGCCTCGACCTTGGGCGCCTGAAACGCGATCCGCTCGGCCTGCTGGCGCACCTGCCCGCTGAGGCGCTCGTTCTCTTCGGCCTTGTCGGCGGCGAGGCGCAGGGCCTCGGCGAAGGTTTGCGGCAGGGCGGCCGCCGCCCGATTCCGCAGTTCGGCCTCCATCGCGTTGAACCGCTCGATGTAGGCCTCCTTGAACACCGCAGCGGCCGGTCCGGTGAAGCCCATCACGAGGAACGCGAAGCCGTCCTTCGTCATCGTGACGTGCGAGGTCGTCTCGCCGGTTAAGTCGTTGATTTTGAACGGCTGAAAATTCAGCCCCCGAAATCTGGGGCTGCAATGTAGGTTGGTGATGGCCTGTAGGACGTTCTTGTGATCCTTCCGGAAGTAGGCGGCCACGTCGCGGCTGTCCGCGCGGAGCTGATCGCCCACGAGGCGGACGATCGGTTGACGGTCGGCGCCGCCGGGCTGCATGTCGGTCTCGGTCATCTCGTTCTCGCTCGATTCGGGGTGGTCGCTGATCCCTCGTTGGCGCGAGGGGTTGGAAAAGGCGGCGAGGTGGGCTTGCAGGCTTGAGCCTCGCCGCCGGCTGATGTCGCGAGTGCGGTCAGTGCTTACCCAGTATAGGCGCGCTAATCGCTCCCGCAGCGCGTTCTGCACAACTTCATTCGTTCCTCGCTAGATGTAGTGGTTTGTGCAGAAATCTGTGCGGAGTTCAGGATGTCGCAGAGGCGGACCGCTGTGCCGCAATCCTCGCCTTCCGCTCCGCCTCGGCGGCCTGGAAGCGGCGGACGTGCTCCAGATGCTCCGCTTGGCTGCCCCGGCTCGCCGCGGCCGTCAGATCGGCGTCGAGGCGCCGGCCGGCCTCTGCGATGGAGGCGATGAGCGCCTCGGCCTCGGCAGCGCCCTTGTCGCGCTCGGCTTGGGTCGGCGGCGGCTTCGGGGCCGGCAGGAGACGGGCGCTGAGGATGATGCGCAGTTCGCGCTCCTCCATCCGCAACTGGCCGAACGCCTCTTCCGCCGCGCGGGCCAGTTCCGGCGCATCCGGCGGAAACCGGCAGTTGGCCCACCGGATCAGTCCCTTCGACCACGCGAGGCACGCCCGACTGACGGCCTCGACGGGCAGGTGATCGACGGCCTGAACCATCGCCGTCAGGGTCAGCGCGAACGTTTCCCGGTCCAGTGCACGCAAGGTGCCGAAGCCGTAGGCGAAGCCGTGAAGCCGGTCCTTGATCGCCTCGCGGCTGCCCGGCTGCATCGCGTCCTGCAGCGCCTTCCGCCGGGCGGCGAGGCCGCGGCGCTCGTCATCCGTGGGCGCGTCGCTGCGGGAAATCGAATACCGTCCGGGCGCCTCCTCCTTCACCGCGCGGGTCAGCGCCTTCAGCCGGGCCTGAGCGGCCGCAGGCATCTCCGGGAGCATGTCCGCCACCGGCGCGGGCAGGCTCGGCGTCCAGGTCGAGGGTACGGTCATCGAAGCCTCCTCGGCGCTTGTCGTGGAATCGCTCGTGGGCGTGCTGGGTGAGGCCGCTGACGCGCTGGCCGGATGCCGGGCCGCGCGGACCGGGCGGCGGAGGCTCGGGCCGGCCGCACTCGCGGTTCGCCTCGCGGCGCATCCAACCGTCGTGGGTCGCGTCCCAATCGGCGCGGACCTCGCCCTTGCTCTCGGCCCAGGTCCGCATCTCGACCGCCGTGCGGTGCATCCACACGAGCGGTCGGCCGAGTTCGACCCTGACCCGCTCGCTCCGTTCCCCGGGCTGCCAATCGACCGGCAAAGCCCGCTTCCGGGCCGCTCGGGTTTTTCTCGTCGGGGCTGCTGACCCGTCAGGGTCAGCGGGGAAGGTTTCAGGGTGGGGGGTTGAGTTATTTATCTTGGGGGGGGGAGTAACGCCTCGTCACGCTCCGTAACGCCGCGTAACGCGTTACTTCCGTTATGACGCTCCCTAAACCGGCGCTGCCGCTCCGCATTGGCCTCGCGCTTCGCCTCCGCCGCGGCCTCGGCCTTGGCCGCACGCTCAGCCTCGACCCGCTCCGCCGCAGCGATGGCGGCCTGCCCGCGGGCAAGCTCCAGTGCCACACGCTGCAGCAGCTCGGGATCGAGCCCAGCGCGGACGAGGTCCGCTATGAGGCTGATGTCGGCCACTCCGCACCTACTCCGCAGCAACCAGCTGACGATGGGATTCTGCCGCACGGGCCTTGGCCTCTGCGCAGCAGTCGATGTCGTCGCAGGCCCACACGCCCCGACGGTTGCGGAAGACGCCGAAGCCGAAGCAGCCGGCCTCTACGAGACCGCAGATATCGCAGTCTGCTTGGCGTGGGGCGGCGGCCTGGACCGAAGGCAGCACAAGCCCGGGATCAAGGTGCTCGGCATCGCCGACGAGCTTCGGACGCGGGCCGGCGCGCATGGTTCAGCGCCCGATCGACGCGGCGGTCATGTGCGGCAGGTCGAGATGCCCCGGCATGAGCATCTGGCCCTCGCGCTTTAGGCGCCGCCTCTCCGCAGGTGTGGTCGGCTTGGCCTCGCGGGCGGCCTTCTCCAGGATCTCGGCGCCCGTGAGCGGCGCGAGCTTGTCCTTGCGCGTCCGCTTCTTCTTGGTCTCAGCCTGCGGTTCGGTCACGGTCTCGGGCATTGGACGGCTCTTCTGGCATGAGGAGGAGGGGTCAGACGCGCATCGGCATCAGGACGGCCATGGCGCCGGGGATCGCGGCGTCGGGCAGGATGCGGATCGGGTTGCCGGGCCCGGTGATCTGCAGACGCAGGCTCTTCGAGCCGATGCGGGCGGCGGCGCGGGCCATCCCGGCGAGGTATTCGGCGTTCATGCCGATGCTCTCGGCGCCCAACTCGCCTTCGCAGGCCAGCCGCGTCGCGACCTTGCCGAGGTCAGGGTTGTTGCTGGTGACCCGCAGGCCGCCGTCGCAAGGTTCCAGCTTCACGGCGCGTCCGCGCTCGGTGGTGTTGGCGCGAGCAAGTTGGAGCACGCGGTCGAGCGCCGCGAGGCTGATCGTAACTTCGGCGCCGCCCTCGGCCGGGACGACCCGGCGCCAGTCCGGGAAGGTGCCGTCGATGAGCTTGCAGCGGAGCCGAGCGTCGCCCGCGACTATCTCCATCTTGACCGGACCGCCCTTACCGTCCGGAGCGAGGTACGCCGTGATCTTGGCCTCACCCGTGCCGATCAGCGGCAGGGCCAGCCGCACCGCGTCGCGCGGGACGATGATCGGCGCCCGGTCGGCGCTCTGGCCGGCGAGGTTGTGTGTGCGGCTGACGAGGCGGTGCCCATCCGTGGCAACCGCGATGGCCTGCCCGTCCTTCACCTCGAAGCAGACGCCGTTGAGGTAGTAGCGGGTCTCCTCGGTGCTCATGGCGTCGGCTGCGCCGCCGATGAGGTAGGCGAACACGCCCTCCGGCAGGGTCAGCGCCCAGGCGAGACTATCGACGCTGAGCACCGGGTGATCGACGGATGGCAGAGAGCCGAACGTCGCCTCCGTGTCGCCGGCCGTCAGGGTCACGATGCCGTCGGCGTCGCCCGCGAGAGCGATTGTTTCGACGTCGAGCGCCCTCAGCATGTCGCGCAGCCGGTGGGCGGGCAGGCAGGCCGCGCCCTCTCCGCGCGCCTCAATTTCGACCCGCATTTCGCAGTCGAGATTCGTGCCGGTGACGGCCAGCGTGCCGAAGCCCATGGCGAGATTGACGAAGGACAGGATCGGGATGGTGTTGCGCCGCTCGACCGCGCGGGCGGCCTCCTTGACTGCGCGCAGCAGCTCGGCGCGCGGCGCCTCCACGCGGAACGGCGCTGCCTCGTTGGTCTTCTTGCTCATGACGGGCTCCGGGGTGTGGAAGGGCGGGCGCGCGTCGCGTGCCGATCGTCCTGCATTCGCGCGCGGACCCAGCAGACCTGCGGCTCAGTGAGGCCGATGGCCTCGGCGATGGTCAGGGTGTCGTGGCCCTTGGCCCAGCGGTTCGCGATCTCGGCGCGGTTGCGGGGCGTGTCGGGCCAAGTGTCGGCGGCGGATGCCGGCGCGGTCATCGCGACGCCCCCGCGAGCACGGTCTCGACCTGTCCCAGGCTCAGCCCGAGGGCGACGGCGATGTAGGCGGGGCTCTGGTTGAGCCGGGCGCGGGTCTCAATCTCGGCGGCGTCTTCGGCCTCGACCGCGAGGGCGCTGAGGATCATGCGGACGCCGGCGGCCGAGCGGTCGATGTCGACGCGGGGATGGCTGGGCACGTACCGCTGCCCGTCATCGGCGATGATGCCGGCGGCAACCGCCACGTCGAGGCACGGCTTCACCCGGTTGTCGATGTCGCCCGAAAAGGGCGGCAGGCGGAGGGTGACGGCGCACGGGCCGGCGATGCGGCCGGGGCGCGGGTTCGCCGTGCAGATCTCGAGGACGGCGCTGTCCCGCCAGCGGCGGTAGCGCGGCGTCTTCACGCGACCGCGGCCGGGCGCGTTGAAGAACAGGCTGTTGGTGCTCGGCGGCAGCGCGAAGCCAATTTCGACCGAGGGCACGATTCGACGCTGGGCGTAGACCGGGCGCTCCTCGGCCTTGAGGCGCGCGCCCGTGCGTCGGTATGGGGAGCCGGGCGCGCGCATGGGCGTCAGGCCGCGAGGGAGTCGTCGGTGGGGACGGCGCCGCCCGCGCTCGGACCGGCCTCGGCTTCCGGCGCCGCGCCGCCGCGGCCGAGCCCCGCCGCCTTCGCCAGTTCGGAGCGCGCCGCCGAGTAGTTCGGCGAGACGAGTGGATAGTCGACGGGCAGGCCGAACCGGGCGCGGTAGCTCTCCGGGGTGAGCCCGTGGGTGCGCAGGTGGCGACGCAGCGTCTTGTAGGGCTTGCCGTCGAGGAAGGAGATCAGCGCGTCGGGCGTGATCGACTTCTTGATCTGCGCCGCGCTGGGCATCTCGGTCTCGGGCTGATCCGCGACGGTGGAGCCGGGGCGGGCGGGCGGAACCTGCGCGTCCTCGGCAAGCGCCGCCCGCACCGACCGGATCAGGCCGGGTAGCTCGCCGGCAGGCAGCGGGTTGTTCGAGACGTAGGCGGCGAACAGGTCGGCGGTGCGATCCAGCGTCGGATCGAAGACGGCGCAGGCTTCGAGGATCGGGAACGGCTTGTCGTCGTCGGCCATGGCGGGCCTCCTGTGGGTGATGAAGAGCCGGGAGCCGCCCGGCGGCGGGATTGATGAGGCGTCAGCCGGAGGCGGGCGGCGGCGCAACGCGCGGCACGCCGAAGCTCCTGCGGTGCGGGGCGCCGATGACGTGCTGGCCAGGGCCGAGCACGGTGATCACCACACCGTTATCGACGACGAAGGTGCCGGTGTCGGCCTCGCGAAGGTCGCCGTAAGCGACGAGCGAGGCGACGGCTTCCTCGCGCAGCTTCTCGCGGAAGCCTTCCACGTCGATGCCGTGGATGCGCTCAAGCCAGCGCAGCAGCGCATGATCGGTGATGGACAGAGGGTAGCGCGTCATTGGTCGCCCCCGCCGCCGAGACGGGCGTGGAGCGCCTGCGCCTCCGTCAGGAGTTTCTGTGCCTTGTCAGCCAGCGCCACACTTTGCGGACCGCGAAGGTTGCGAGCTCTCTCCATCTCGCGGGTGAGCGCGTCGATTTCATTCTGCAGGTCCTCGACGGCGTACTCGGTCAGGCGCAGGCGAAGGTCGTAGTCTAGGCCCTTCAGGCGCTCGCGCATGAGATTGTAGAGCGTGCCGGGCGCCCAGCCGATCCGGCGAGCCAGCCGGTCACGCGCCTCATCGGCGTTGCCGCCATGGCGCGCCCGCTCGCGAGCGATGCAGGTGCCCGCCAAGGTGCGAGCCTCCTCAAGATAGACGCCCGCGCTCACGCGCCGCCTCCCTGGATGAATTGTCCGCCGTTGCTGGATGCCCATGCCATCGGTCCCGTGGTCGATTGCGCTCGACCACGGAGGACGGGTTGCGGATGGAGGGCTCGGAGAGACGCACGACACGCAGGGGCGCGACCGGACACGGCTTGGCAGCAGAGCCGGGCGCGCAGGAACAGACCGACGCCACGGGCGGCAACCCGACGGCGACGAAGACGAGCGACACTGCTGGCAAGCGCGGTCGCAAGATGATGAACGGGGTGAAGCGCGCGCACGGCTGGCGCGTGCAGGAGGGGAAGCGCGATGGAGGCTGACGACGACAGCGGCGCGGCCGCTTCGCTCCTGGCGCTGCATGCCATGGCGACGTGGCTGGTGCAGCGGGAGATGGAGCGGGCGCCCGAGGCGCGGGCGGGCCTGCTGACGCACGTCGAGATCGCGATGGCCGCGGTGGTGCGGCGCGATCCGGCCTTGCTCGGCGCGGCGCAGGCGGCGTGCGCGTCGGTGGCGCGGGCGGCCGGGGCGAGCGAGGCGCCGGCGGGGCTGCAATAGGGTGCGCCCGGTCCCGGTGACGCGGGAACGAGAACGGGGACCGAGCGCGGTCCGGCGGCAGGCCGGGGGGCTGGCTGCCGCTGGATGGGGGAAAGGGATGCGAAGCGCTGCGCCATCACACCGGCTCCAGACCGAAGCGGCGGCAGGCGAGAACGATGTCGCGGCGGCTGAACGCACCGGTGGCGTCGCAGAAGCGCTTGCGCTCGCGCTCGACTACGGTGCGACCCCGACCGAAGGCGTGAGCCACCTCCGACTCGCTCAACCCGCCGGCCAGCATGCGCGCGACCAGCAAGGTGCGCGGCGACAAGCCGTCGATGCCGGCGTCCGGCCGGACGCGGCTGCGCGGCAGGTCGTTGACGAGTTCGGTGGAGGCGAAGGTCATCGACCGGCCTCCGCGACAGCGCGATTGCAGGCCGCGAAGAACCGCTCGATGCGCAGGGCGTTCGCCCGCAGCGCTTCCAACGGCCGACGTTCGAGGTGGTAGGAGACCGTCGCCGAGTGCCGGCCGGCACGGCGGGCAATCTCCTTGACGGAGACGCCCTCGGCGTCCTGAGAGCGCCAGAGCTTGCGCTGGGAGCCGAGGACGGGACGCTGGGCCCTCACGGCTCCGCCCTCCCGAGATGCAGAACCGGGAGATCGCCGCGAGAGGCGGCGGCGCGCAGGGCGAGACCATCGAGGATGGCGATCGTCATGGCCGCGGCCAGGGCGAAGACGGTGAGGCGAAAGAGGATGGGGCGGGTCGTCATGCCGACCTCGCCGAAAGGCAGGCACAACCGGGTCGGACGTCAGCGGCCCGCGCCGCCCGGTCGTGCTGCTCTACATCAACGGGTTGCGACACACCGACGATGGAGCTGAGAATGAGACGTTCACGCATCACGGCGCTCCTCAATCCTGAGAAGACCGTTGCTCAATTGACTGTTGAGGGACTCGACCAATCGAAGGCGCAATTCACGTTTGACGCTGCGGCCTTGGATGACGCTCTTGAGAGTTTGATACGAGCTCGCGAAGAGATGCAGCCAGCGCAGAACACAACAATGGACGAGGGACAACTTGCTGTTGTTACGCCATACGTGGACCCGATGTGGAGCGTCTCCGCCGAGACGATCGGCGGCCTGCGAATTCTGAGTTTTCGCCATCCTGGCATAGGGTGGGTTCATTTTGCTCTGCCACCCACAAGTGTCAGTGGCATTTTGACAAATCTTACTGCGTCCGTTCCTGACCGACCGTACAATCCAGGCTCCTAAAGCCTGCATCAAAGCATCGAGGCAGACCGTAATCCGCACGCTGCTGCCTGCCTCACGGAGGTCAAAGAGTTGATTTTGGCCAGCTCGTGAAAACTGAAGACTATGCTCACGGCAGACGGTGACGATGTCGCGGCTTTTGCCGCCCCCGCCAGCGCTTGCCGTGCAGCTGTTGACGAACTCGATGTAGCTGCCGGGGCCGACCGGCACGTTCGGAGTCGTGGCCGCGCTCATGCTGCGACCTCAGGAGTGGAGGGGGTGGGCCTTCCACCATGGGGGCCGGGGCGGTTGAGCATCGACGACGTGGGCGCGTCCCAGAGATCGGGGCGCAGTCTCCACCTTGGGATTGCGCCGCTGGTGGCGCGCTCGATCTTGACTGCCATCTCACCAGAGACCCGGCCGGCCGTTTTGGCCTTCCAGATGGCTCCCTGCGTGACGCCGCACGCGACCCCGAGCTTGGCTTCCGAGCCAAGCATGGTGATCGCCGCTTGAATGAGAGATCGCGCGCTCATGGTCGGAGATATAACTACCTGCGTGGTCGGTAGTCAACCACCATGTTGTCGAAGCGCGTCAACGACCGAGGTAGTATGGTGCGATGCTATGACGTGGCACGACCAAATCCGAGAGGCGCGCACGAAGCGCGGCCTGAGCCAGGGAAAGCTGGCAAAGGCCGTGGGTGTATCGCAGGCGATTATCGGCAAGATTGAACTGAGGCAGGTCGAGTCGACGAAGGCGCTTGGAGCGCTGATCGAGTTTTTGGGGCTCGATCGTGCCGACTTCCCGGAGGAGGCGTTTGGGCAAGTCGCGCTTCCCGCGACCGACAGCGCGCCTACCGAAGCGAGCCCATTGCCGCTCCCAGAGTACGCTCGCGATCCGGCCTACTGGGCTATGGCCGCGGGCTTGGTCGGCGATGTGCCCCTCTATGCTGCGGCAGAAGGAGGCGCCGGTACGATCCTGATTGATCGCGACAGCATCGGGTCCGAGCGCCGACCGCCCGAATTGCAGGGCGTAAAGAACGGATATGCAATTCTCGTGGTTGGAACGTCAATGACTCCCGAATTCGAGCCGGGCGATACGCTCTATATCAACCCGCGCCTTCCGGTAATTCCTAACACGTCTTGCGTATTTTACAGCAACAAAAATGAGGAGCCCACCGCTACGGTGAAGCGTTTCTTGGGTGAGCGCGGAGATATGTGGCTCGTTCGTCAGCACGAGCCCAAAAAAGACTTTGAGCTTGATGCCGAGGAATGGGCTGTCCGACATCGCATCGTTTCGAAAAAACTCCGCTGAAGCTCAGAATGGCAGGTCGTCCAGGCCCTCGATGCTGCCGTAGGATTTGACGATCACCGGCTCATCAAATTCGCCGGTCGCAATCGTCCCAGATCGCGCCAACACCACGACCGACGGCTTTCGCCTCGCCAGTCGCTCCGCGGTTCGTAGGGCAGCTGCCTCGCTGCGTGCTTCAAGCGGCTGGTCCATCTGAAGTCGGCCTCCCTGGAAGCTGAAGCTCTGGATGACGTAGAAAATCGCCTGGTCGCTGCTCGCCGACATCTTCGCCCCCATGGTGCTGGCAACGGCCATGTTCCTGTTTCGTTCCGGTTGCGGTCAATCCCTAACTCATGGGGATAGTTGTGGGTAACTACCTGTTTGCTTGAGCGCCCACTCAGGTAGTTGACAATTAACAACCTAGGTCGTAGCTTGCCTCTATCGCTTCTCGCGGTGGAGCCCATCCCGATGTCCAACAAGTCGATCGACTGGCGCGCCGCCCGGTCGCAGATGCGCAACGGCCGTAAGCCGATGCCGGAGGTTCGGGAGGAGCGCCTGCGCACGATGGTGGGCCTGCGCGGGTCGCCGGCCGTAGCGCTGTCGGCGTGGCGCGGGCGCTCCGGCCGCCGCTACGTCGTCGGCGTCCACACCATTGGCTTTGCGGATGCCATCGACGCCGTGCCCGCCGTCCTGATCGCGGTCAGCCGCAACGCCTCGGGCATTGCCGAGCCGATGGACGCTCGCAACGTCCCGACCCGTGAAGCCGCCGAGACCTGGATCTCAGCCGCCCGCGAAGCTGGCGCCACCGAGATCCACGTTCACCGTCTCGCCGAGGGTGACGACGAGCGCGACGCTCTCGTCAACGACCTCCTGTTGCCCGCCACCGAGACAGAGGCCGCGTGATGGCTTCCGATCTCATCGCCTCGGCCCGTCTGCCCGACGCGCTCGACACCCTCCAGATGCTCGCGACCGTCGCCCATGACCGGGTTTGCGTCGTCGAGGGCGCGGCTTCCAAGGCCATCGTCGCCGAGGACCGCCGCGCCGGCCTGCTCACGGTCGCTGCCGACTTCCGCGCCCTCGCCGAACGCATGGAGGCCGCGGCCGCCGAGGTCGCCCTCAACGCCATCGCCGAAGGCCTTGCCGGCGCCATTGGCGAGCCGCCCGCCGTCGCTCGCGCCGCCTGACTCGGCCGCCGCCCACTCTTCCCCTTCGCCGTGCCTGCCCCGCCCCCTCAAGCCGCCCGAGGTCCGCCCATGTGCGCGCCGTTTAGCCCCACCGACACCGCCGTGACGTCCGAGCCCGCTCTCACCTCCCTCGATCTCGCCGACGCCGCTGGCCGCACCTGCGTGGCCATCGCCGGCATCGTGGAGATCGTCCGCCGCATCGCCATCGACGACGCGACTGGCGCGCAGCTCGGCCCCCGTGGCGCCCATCACGCCGTCCTGGCTCGGATGCGGTTCGAGGAGGAGGTGATCGCCCTGCGCGCCACGCTCTGCAACGCACTCGCCGGAACGGCTGTCACCTACGCTGGCGAGACGGATTTCGCCCGGGCGCTCACGGACCGCATCGAGCGCAACAACCGGGCGATCCTCTCGACCGCGATGCGCCGGGTCGACACGGCCGAGGCCGCGGACGCCGCGCTGACGGCCAACGCCCACGATCGCGGCGACGCCATCACCGCCGCCCTCTACGGCACCACCGCGATCGCGCCCTGTGCCGATCTCACCCGTGAGGCGGATCGGTTCGACTACGGGAAGTCGGCGGCGGCCAACGCCTCGTTCGCCCACGGCACGCACGAGCGCGGCTTCGTCAGCCCGGCTGCGGCCTGACCGCCATGGCCGACGCCGCGCCCTGGATCGCGCTCGCCGCGTCGCTGGCGTTCCTCGCCGTCTCGATCCGCGTCCTGCTCTGGATCGCGGACCGGCCGCCGATCGTCCGCCACCGCACCGTGATCGGCGTGTGCGCCCGGCTCGACCTCGCGCCGCCCGCCAACCGCAACCAGCCCCGTCCGGAGATCTTCGATGACACCGCGTCCGTCGGCGGTTGAGCCGCGCCTGAACCCGAGCACCGTCCTGGCCATCGTGATCGCTGGGCCGGGCGCGTGGATCGCTGCCGCGGTCGGTGCCGCCCTCTGCGCCCGCGCGCATGGATGGCTGTGATGCAGCGCAAGCTCTCCGTCCCGGCCGCGCGGCGGCACTTCTCTGGCATCCCGCGTGCCTACACGCGCGAGTTGGCCGAGCCCCGAACGGTCGCCGCCCTTCGCCACGTGCTGGCCGGCCGCGAACGCTCCCCGGATGACGTCATCCAGGCGTGCCGCGACATTCGACTCGGGCTGATGTCGAGCCGGACGGTGAACATGCCCGGCATGCTCGACTGCCTGGGCGGGCTCGGGCTCGCCCGTCTGCACGGCAGGCAGGTCTCGTTGCGGGCGGCCGCGCGAGATCTGATGGAAGATGCCGACGCGCGGAGGCTGTGGTGACCGCCCGCCTCGCCCATCTCCCGCTCCCGGCCGCCTACGGCCAGCGCCCTGACGGCACGACATGGATCAGCTTTGGCGATCCCGCCAAGGGCCGGCATATCCAGATCGACGGACCGCTCTGCGCGAAGGCCGCGGCCGACATCTGCCGCGCCGTGAACGCCTTCGGCCCGGCCGCCTTCGCCCTCGAAGCCGTCCGCTCCGACTGCCGCGATCCCGACACCGATACCGCTCTCGCGCCTGCCACCGGTGAGCTTGTCGAGGCGGCCCTTGCAGCGATGGAGGGGCGAGCGTGAGCGGCAAGCACTGGCGCGCCTGGGGCGTGCTCTTCCGGTCTCAGAACCGCCTTGATGGCAGCAGCGCCTTCCTCGTGGGGACGACACTGCACCCCTGCAGGACGATGCTCTTCACGACCCGTCGTGAGGCGAGAGCCTTCATCGCTGCCGAGTACGGCTACATCCGCGAGCGCAAGGATCTGCGCGACGAGCCGCACGGCTGGCGCATGCCGGTGCCCGTTCAGGTCGATGTCCGGATCTCGAAGCGCGGAGCGCTCCCGTGATCCGCTGCGACGCCGTCACCTACGAGGACGTCGGCACCACGCCGCGCCGGCCCCTCACGCCTTCGCAGAAGCTCGAGCTCTACGAGCAGCAGAAGGGCATCTGCCCGCTGTGCGGCCTCTTCATGCGGCCGGGCAAGCGGCTGATCGACGAGCACCTGCGCGCGCTCGGCCTCGGCGGCAGCAACGACTTCGGCAACCGGGCCATCGTCCACGAGGCCTGCGCTCTCGCCAAGACGCACGGGCCGACCGGCGACCTCACGGTGATCGCCGACGCCAAGGCGCAGAAGCGCGCGATCCTCGGCTTCGAGCGGCCGAAGGGCCGGCCTCTACCCGGCACCAAAGCCTCCGGCCTCAAGCGCGGCTTCGACGGCCGCGTCACCCGCCGCTGAACCCACCCGCATCAGGATAGGCGCTCACCGATGCCGAAGCCCATTAACCCTGACGACCGTTTGATCGGCCAGCGCATCGCCGCCGCCCGATCGCGCAAAGGCCTGCCGCAGCGCGAGACCTCCGTGGCGTTCGGTTGGCCGCCCGGCGTGCTCAGCGAGGTCGAGCGCGGCACTCGCCCACTGGCCGCCTCCGCCCTCGTGGAGATCGCGCGCTTCCTCGGCGCCGACGCTGGATATCTCCTGACCGGCAAAGCCGGCAGCCACGTGCTCTCGCCGCGGGAGCAGCGGCATATCCAGAATTGCCGCCGGCTCGCACCTGCGCGCTTCGACGCCCTGGAACGCATCGTCGATTGCCCGGAGGCGCGCACATGCTGAGCGCCGCCGATTTCGCCGGCTTTGACCTCTCCGGGCTCTCCTCCGGCCTCCAGAGCATGGTGGTGCGCCAGGATCGCTACCGCCGCGAGGCGGCTAGCATCGGCGTCCGCCCCGACTGCCCGGAGACCTACCGGCTTGTGCAGGCGGCCGAGCGCGACGCCGCGGTGCTGGCCGACGCCGAACGGTTGGTCGCCCTCGTTCGCCAGTTCGCTGCCGACGAGAGCACCCGGCCGGCGGCGCCCGTGCTGCGGCTGGTGCGAAAGGACGACGTCGCGCCCGCGCCCGACCAGCCGACCGCTCGCAGCCTCGTCCGGCGGGCCCTGGCCGCGATTTCCGGCGCCCGATCCGGCGAAACGTCGAACTGCCCCGCCCTTTCCCCCGAATCCCATCACCTCACGACCCTCGCCGCGAGAGCGGGCGAGGATGGGGGGAGGGACGCGTGAGCGAGCCCCTGCACGTCCTTGATCTTTTCAGCGGCATTGGCGGCTTCAGCCTCGGGCTGGAGCGCACGGGTGGCTTCAGAACCGTAGCCTTCTGCGAAATTGATCCCTTCTGCCGGCGCGTGCTGGCGAAGCACTGGCCGGAGGTCCCCTGCTACGATGACATCCGCACCCTCACAGCCGATCGCCTCCGCGCAGATGGAATTGCCGTGGATGTCATCTGCGGGGGCTTTCCGTGCCAAGACATCAGCAACGGGGGGCATCGCGTCGGGATCGGGGGCGAGCGATCGGGCTTATGGTCGGAAATCGCCCGTCTTTCTGGCGAACTACGACCCGACTTCATCATCTTGGAGAACGTTGCAGCACTGCTTGGTCGAGGGCTTGGCCGGGTTCTCGGAGACTTGGCCGCGCTCTGGTATGATGCGGAGTGGCACTGCCTTTCTGCTTCCGACCTTGGCGCCCCGCATGAACGGGACCGCATCTGGATTGTGGCCTACCCCGAGACACTGCGACGGGACGAAGGGCAGTGGGGCGCGGAAGGGTGGGGGCGGCTCCTATGGGCTGGGATACACGATAGCCCGAGCGCTTGGTCTTCGGCAGCAAACAACCACGAAGTTCGATCCGGGCTTGTCCGAATTGTTCATGGGCTTCCCGATCATGTGGACCGCCTTGGAGTTCTCGGAAACGCTGTCGTCCCGCAAATCCCGGAAATGATCGGTCGCGCGATCTTGGCATCACGCGCTCCGTGCATTGCGGAGGCCGCGCCATGATCGTCGCCCTCATCCTCTACCCCGCCGCAATCATCGCGCCCGCTCCGACCTACCGCGGCCACGACGCCTGCATCGCCGCCGGTCGTGCGGCTGCCACGCGCGGACAGGCGCGGACGTGGGCGTGTGTGAGCGTCAGCGTTCGGTCTCGCGCGAACTCTCACCGAGATGACCGCGGAGGCGCGCTGTGAGCGAGATAGCTTTCGACTGGGTCGAACTTCCTGTCGGCCCTCAGCCGCTTCCCGAGTGGCTGCTCGGCGCCACGGTCCGCTGGAACGAGGGCTACGCGAATGCTCCCGACCTGTGGCTGATGGCTGATCGGCCACTGCGCGATTGGCCTGGACAGTCCTTCGTTCGCGAAGGGGGCGCGCTGGTCGCCCGGCATCCAGACGGCCGGATCCATCAGTGGGGCTTCCAAGGCGAGTTCGTCGAGACGGAACAAACGCGCTACGTCGCCGGCCAAGCCGAGCGCTTCATAATCCCGGCGACGCCGCCGAGCGAAGGTTGCGGCGGTTGGGCGGTGGATTGTCTGATGGCAGAAGGCCCCTACGCAGGCCGCCACGTCAGGATCAGGGGGCCGTGGGGCATCGGCCAGCCCGACGGCTACATTGATGTTTGCCACACCGTCCGCACGCCCGCCATCATCTGCGGCGCGCCGAGCCACAAGGAAGAGATTGGTCTCGCCGGCCTCGGGATCACGCACGACCTTTTCCTGCGCGTCGTCGCGCGGTTTCTACCGCACTGCCGGGTCGCCCGCATCTTGCGGCTGGGCTGGCGCGACCGCCTGGAGATCGTAGACGGCTCCTGGGACGAGCCGAAGACCGTGCGCCTGAATCGGCCACGAGCGCCGTCCTCACGCCCTCAGGCCGCGGAGTAGCCCCCATGCCCACCACTCAGGGCCGGGAGACGGCCGCCATAGGACAGGCGGAGGCGAAACCCGTCCGTCTGCAACTGAGCCGGAAGAAGGGGTTCGATCTCCAGGCGCACAGCCGGGCGGTGAACGGGCTGCCCGCGGTGAGCGTCGCGCGTCCTGGCATTCTCGGAAACCCCTTCGTGCACGCGACCGACCCGGCACAGGCCGTTGAGGCGTTTGATCGGCTGTGTCGCGGCGGCACCCAGAGCTTCCAGTGCAGCCCCGACGGCCTGCACTTCGCCGGTAGTATACACGCGAACGCCCTGCATTGGGCCTGGAGCGAGTGGCTGCGAGATCATGGGTTGCCGGCCATTCGAGGCAAGAACCTCGCTTGCTGGTGCGCCGTCGGCTCGCCCTGCCACGCCGACGTGCTCTTGCGCCTCGCGAACGGCCCCGTCTGCGACGACCCACTCCCGACCGGAGCGGATGCCGGGGAGGGACGGCACGCCCTTGCGCCTTCCGCAAGTTCAAATCCCACCGCAGCACGGGAGCATTGAACCATGCAGCACGCACGCTCGGACTACGGCCATATTCAGGACACCAGCGCCGCCCGCGAACTCGCGGAGCTGATCCTGTCCATGCAGATGGGCACACCGCAGGGTCTCCGCGCCCGTCAGCTTGCACGGCAGGTGCTCGGCGTCCCCGACCACGGCGAGTTCGCTGGCAGGGTCCCGATCCACACCAACGGCACGCTCCGGGTCATCCCGAAGGACGAGCCGGTGTTCCTGATCCGCGGCCAGGACGTGGCCGGGGGCGACGCAGTGCGCGCGTGGGCCGACCTCGCCGAGAAGGTAGGCGGCGCTCCCGACATTCTCGCGGTCGCGCGCGATCACGCCGCCAAGATGGACGCGTGGCCGAAGAAGAAGGTGCCGGATTTCGCTCCGACCTACAACGCGGGGTCACGCCCATGACCCTCGCCCCCACACACAGGGAGGCGAAGGCCTCCGCCTCCGATGCGGTGGAGCCCGCAGCCACCTCGCTTTCCGCATCGGAGAATAACGCTCGGCTCGTGGCCTACTTCGATGCCTGCTACCGCAACCCCCAACCAGAAACGCTGACCATGCCCCACGCACACGTGGAGGCCGGCGCCTCCGAACTCGCAGCCCGCGTCTGCCACGAAGAGCAGATGACGTTTTGGTCCGGCGAAATCATGGGTACGCTGTCGATAGGCGGCTACCTGCGCGAGGACTGGTCCTACGAGGACACGATTAGCGCCAGCGGGGCCGTCGCGGCCGATATCCGCAGCATCGTTGAGAGCGCGTTCGACCACCCTGAACTGAAGGTCGCCGCCCTCGCCCCGGCCGCAGTTCCGGAGAGCGTGCGGCGGCTGGTTTACGAGCTTCGGGGCTTTCACGACGCCCTGGACGGCCGGGAATGCGGCGATGGTGCCTTCACCATCCGCTGCGAGAATGGCGAAAGCGAGCAGACCCGCCTCAACCTGCGGGCGGTGCTTCGCGAGGCCGCAGCTACCCTCCTCGCCACCCCATCGTCCGTACAGGCGGGGGAGGTCTCCGCACCGGCCAGCGCCGGTGCGGAGACGGAGAGCGTGCGGGCGGCGACGCTGGAAGAGAAGGTTAAAGCTGCACTTGCGCAAAAGCACGTCCGTCAGCTTGGACCGAACCCACTTCCCGCTGGCTGCGACCTCTACCATCAACTAAGTCACCTGAAAGAGTGCTGGCACGCTGGTTACAAAGGGTATCTAACTCAAGAAAATCTGTTGCTTTGGCTGATGGATTTTGCTGCTGCGCTTGCCAGCGACCCATCGTCCGCACCGGCCAGCGCCGGGGCGGTGCCGGAGGACGAGCCGGTCGCGGAGGTGCTCTGGTACGACCCCGAGGCGCACTTTGGTGAGAAGAAGCCGCACAAAATTATCGACGCCTCGCTGGCGTTCATGGACGCCGCTGAGATCGGAACTAAGCTCTATGCTCGGCCCGCCGCCCCCGCCACACCCGAGCCCGCGGCGGGCGGAGGGCGGTCGGACGCTTGGCTGATTTTCGAGCAGCTAGAGAAGCTGGAACGGCACCTCCACGATCTCTCGGGCGAGCCGTTGGGCGGTCAGCCGGACGCTGCTGAAATCATCGAACACGCCCACGCCCGCATCCGGACGCTCTCTAACCAAGTGGAGGCGCTTGCGGCGCCCCGCTCGACCCTCTCCGCCTCGACGGCGGATGGGGGGACCGCGGGGGAGAAACGCCGGTCCCTTCGTCCCGAAGCCAGAGCCGCGCTCGACGGGCTGTTAGCGCTGAGCGCCGACGACTGGACGACCCTGCGCGCGGTCGATCCGAGCGCCGTCGCATGGTTAGAGGCGTTTCTGACGCCGACCCCCACCCGCCCCGACGCGACCGCTGAAGACGCCACCCCCGCCACCCCCGCAGAGGGGAGGTAGCCGTGGCGAACAACTTCGACCTTTCGGCGCTCGACGCCCTTCGCGAGTACCTGCACCCAAAGCCGCGCGGCGGGCAGCCAGCAACCACCGTGACCTTGCCGACGCAGACATCACCTCCATCGGCTGATGGTCTGATGCGGTCGCTCCGCGATCTGGTACCGGATCGCCCGCGTGAGCGCCAGGATGCTTCGGACGCCTTCGCCTTCAGCATCTCGCGGCGCTCAATCATGCCTAGCGGTGGCCTTCGCATCGTCGAAGACCCGCACATGACGAACACGGTCGAGGACTGGTCGCAGGTGCGCTCGCCCTCGCGGGCCGCCCGCCGCCGGCGCCAAGGCCATCGCCAGCGCATCCGTTGGGTCGAGAGACCGAAGCCCGACATCTACCACGTCGGCGACATGCTGGTGATGCATCCCGAGACCGCGCGCATCTTCCGCATGAAGGTGGCTGCATCTGGCGACGCGCTCGCCAAGCGCTTCGAGTGGGGCATCCTGAACACGATTTGTGTAGCCCGCCCATGACGCCCGCTGACCACGACGCCCTGCGCGAAGAGCCTGTCGAAGTCACGCCGGCAATGCTGGAGGCTGCGCGACGCGCCTGGAACGAGGGCGGCTACGCACTTCTGCCTACAGCCCAACGGATGGAGGCGGCAATTGCTGCTGCGCTGCCCCTCGCCCCTCTCCTCGCCAAGGCCGAGAGCGCGGAGCGGGTGGCGGCGGATGTGAAGCGCGCCCTGTCCGAAGCTACCCGCATGGACGCGATCCTGCTCATGGCCGGCGAGATGACGGCGCAGGAGCGGCGCACGGCCAGGGCGGTCGCCAACGGCATCGCTGCCAGGGTCCGCGCCGCCCTCCGCACCGACCCACCAGCGGGGACGGATGCTCCTGTGAAGGAGGGGGCGCGCCATGGGTGAGGTTCGCAATTTTATCGCTGGCCGGCTTGCCGAACTTGAACCACGGGCGGCTCAATTAGAGGCGGAACTGGCACCGTTGCGCGCCGAGATCGCCGACCTCAAGAAGGCCCATGCCGTGCTTGAGGGTAAGCCACCGCGCGGTCCAAGAAGGACGTGCGCACCGGAGCCCGACACCATTCAAGGGCAGGCGCTCGCAGTTCTTCGCGAGGTCCAACGCCCGCTGACGGCTGCCGAAATCCTCTCGCGCATCCACGTCCGGTTCGCCCGCGACCTAACGCGTGAGGGCTTGGCTCCGCAACTCAGCCGCCTACGCCGAGACGGGCATCTTGAGCACCGCGGGACGGAGTACGCGCTACCCGCCGATCTCGCTGCATCGAAGGACCAGCCCCGATGACCACACCCACGGGAGATGCCGGCGTGACGAGGACGGAGAGCTTGAAGGCGCTGATACTCCGCGTGCAGGCAGCGAAGGAGGCCGACCGCGCTCTAGACGAGGCGATCATGGCGGCATTCTACGTGCGTGACCGCCGGCACATCGGCGCCCGCGACTATTACACGAACGAGCGCGTGACGGAGGACGTGTGGGCCGATCCGCGAACCGACAGGTTTGTCACAAACCAAGTTTTCGAGTTTACGGCCGAGCCGAGACACCACGAGCGGCTCGTCGGCTTCTTGCCGGGCGATTGCTGGCAAATCAGCACGAGGTCGCCTGACCCGACCACATCGGGCTTCAGCAGTCGAGCCTGGGCAAAGATCGCCCCGTGTCTCGGCAACGCTGAAGGGCAGATGGTTGGCGCTCGCGATTGCATGGCGCCGACCGTCGCGCTCGCTCTCACGGCCGCGGCCCTGATGATCCATGTCTCGGCCCTCATCGCCCGATCCGAGGAGGCCGATCATGCCGAATGAGCGCGAGATCGCGGAGATCGAGGCGGTGCTCCGAGGGCATCTTGACTGCGAAGACGGGGCGGTCGGCGGCATCTATCAGGCCGCCGTCGTGATCGCCGCCCTCCGGGCCAAGGACCGCGAGGACGGGGCGCGGGAGATGCGGGAGAGGGCTGCTGAGGCGGCTGAAAGCTGGCTGGCCATTTGGGGCAGCTGCGAGATCCGGCACACATCGGCCCGCGAGTATGCAAGCGATGCCGTCGCCGATGTGCGCGACGTGATCCGGGCCCTCCCCCTCACACCGAAGGAGAGCGGCGATGCGTAGGCTGACCGGCGGGCAGCGGCTTCATCAGATCAAACGGAAGGCGGAACTTATCAGTCAGCGCCAGATGCGCAATTGGCAGGCCGGGCGTCTTCCTTGGCTTCCGTGCTCCGGCGACACCGAGCGGGATGCGATCATCGCCGAGTTCGACCGGATGGATGCCAACCTTGCGCAGCACCTAGAAGAGCACGCTCGGTTCCGCGCATCCGCAAATGAGATGTGGGAGCAGTGCAAGTTCTACGGCGGGCAGATGCTTGCAAACAAGAGGCGATACGAAGAGGCAGAGGCCAAGGTCGCCGAACTCAAAGCCCTCTGTGCCGCCCTCAAAGAACAGGAGGCGCGGGATGGCCGGTGATCGACAGGAGCTTCTGGACAGCTTCTACCATCAGCACGGTCCCTGCTGCGCGGGCTGCGATTGGTGGCGCTCGCTCAACTCGATGGCCGGCGAATGCCATGCCGGCCCGATGGTTGCCGGAGTTGATCGAACGGCGCCGCTCAATATCCACGGCGCGTCGCGGGCAATCGGCGCCGGCCACGTCATGACGCTGCGCGAGCACGTCTGCGGCGCGTTCAAAGACGAGTTCGATTGGGCCAGCCTGCCACTCGGCTACAGGCGACGGATCGGCGCTCCGCTCACCGAAAAGGGCCGCATCGCCCTCGCCACCACCCAGGGACGAGAGACCGGGGGAGGCGTGGATGGGTGAGCGACTTCTCCTCACGTTCGCGGAGGCCGGCGAGCGGATCGGCGTCTGCGATCGCACCGTGCGCGGGCATGTTGATCGCGGCGAGCTGAAATGCGTAGCTTTCGGCAACGGCACGAAGCGCCGCAAGCGGTTCATCCACCCCGACGACCTTGATGCCTTTGTCGAGATGAAGCGGCAGGAGCGCCCGGCATGTCCGTCTATCGCCCCAAGGGCTCGCCGTATTACCACTACGACTTCCAGTTCAGGAAGCGGCGGTTTTCTGGAACTACTGGCCGCCGAAAGAAGCCAGAAGCCAGGGAATACGAGCAACGGGTCAAGGAAGAAGCCAAACGCGCCGCCGAAAACGAGAGCGCCGCTGCAATTGGTGAAATGACGATCAACGCGGCGGCGCTGCGGTTCTGGAACGAGAAGGCGCAGCACTACCGCGGCAATGCTAAGAAGACCTTCAAGGCGTCGCTGGCGTGGATCGTGACGCAGGCTGGGCCGGATCGGAAGCTCTCCGAAATTCGCGGCACGGTCATCGCCGATTTGGTCGCCCGGCGTCGCGGAGATGGCGTGTCGCCCGCCACAGTCAACCGCACCGTCACCGAACCGCTGCGGCGCGTCCTGAACCGCGCTCGTGTCGCTTGGGAGATCGAGCTGCCGCTGATTGAATGGAAGGTCTACCGGCTGAAGGAGCCGGACGAGCGGGTCCGCGAGATGCGCGACGATGAGCAGCCTGTCATCCTGTCCGCCATGCCGGAGGGCTACCGAGACTTGGTGCGGTTCGCGCTGATGTCCGGCTGCCGGCTGGCCGAGTGCGTGAACCTGCGGTGGTCCGACGTGGATTGGGGCAAGCGCGAGATCAGCATCCTCGGCAAGGGGGACAAAAAGGCCAGCATTCCGCTGACTACCGATATGCGGGCGCTGCTGTTCCCGCTGCGCACCCACCATCCCGAGCGCGTGTTCACCTACCCGGTACGGAAGAAGCGCGGCCTGCGCGCCGTAGGTGACCGCCTGCCCATTACCTACGAAGGCATGAAGACCGCATGGCGCCGGGCTCGTGGGCCGGCAGAGGTCGATGGTTTCCGCTTTCACGATCTCCGCCATACGGCAGCGACGCGGCTGCTGCGCTCCGGCGCGAACATCATGGCCGTGCGCAACCTCCTCCGGCACACCGACGTGGCGACCACGGCCAAGTACGCGCACGTCACGATGGACGATCTGCGCGAGTCCATGGAGCGATTGGGTGAGCGGGCCGAGGGCAGAGGCGAGGGGGCGGTGAAGGTCACGAAGTAGGTTTGGGCGGCTTGCGGGCAGCGGCACGCTCGCGCTGAGCGATTGCCTTGTCCACCACAGATCGGACGAACGAGGCGTTGTCCTCGCCTTCGACCAAGACGGCTTTGATCCGATCCCGCGTGCCGGGGACGAACCGAATCAACACAGGCTCATGATCGTTCTTCGGCCGGGCCATCCGGCGGCTTGAACGGGATATCTCCGATGTCGTCAAGGATGGCCCAGTCATGCTCGTTTCCGAGATATCTCGGATTGACCTATAGCACGGCCGGTCGTAGGATGCGAGATATCTCGAAAGGGCATTTCGATGAAGAGCCTGAACCCCCGCATCATCCGCCGCAAAGACGGAAGCGCCCTGCTGACGGGCCTCTCGTATTCGGACCTTTGCCACATCCTGACGCTTGCTTCGATCCGGCAGCACGATAGCGAGAAGGAGCATCGGGAGCGGCGTGAGCCCGAAGCCGCCGCCGCCATTGCGCGCTATCGCGTTGAGGACGGGCCGGACGCCATCATGGCCGAGGTCGTCGAAGATAACCTGCGCGAGGAGCGCATCTTCCATCGCCGCATCCGCGCGACGCTCGACATGCTCAATGCGCGCACGAGCCCGCGCTACACAGGGGACGATGGGCCACTCCGCGCCTTGCCGCGATGGCAGGCGATGCGACGATTGGAGCGCGTTCGGTCTGATCGCCGGTTTCGGCATGCGATGGCGGAGATGATTGCGGACGCCGTCGCCAATCGCACCAAGGCAACTGTATAGCCCTCGAAGAGCCGAATTTTCGAATTCGTGAGGCCCGGTCCCGAAAAATCCCCGAGCCGCTCGGGACAAATTCCGCTAAGTCATTGTGGGGAAAGGCGCCAAGATGCTCTGCACCGATGCTCCCAAAGCAGATGCGCTACCAGACTGCGCTACACCCCGACGCGATGATCGCCGCGCAGGAATACGATTTTGACGCTCCGCGAGCAAGCCGGCCGTGCGCGACGCGTGCATGCCATGTCACCCGCCGACTCGTTTGACATGTCGATGGCCCGTCCGGTGTCGAAGGATCGCGCTCGACGACCGGCCGGTACGGCGCATGCTCTCCTGGCCGCGCCGGCGACGGTTCAGAGTTATTCAGTTGAATGCCGCGAACGCGTCTGGTACGCACGCAAAACGGATCAGTTCTTGCACTGAAATCAATGAAGGGGGCAACGATGCTTTGGTCCGGATTATCCGAGAAGACACTGCAAAAGATCATTACGCATTGTCTGGAGAATGATCCTGCACCGAAGACGCATCACATCACACGCTTCGCCATGTATAAGGCGCTTAGCGGCGTCTTGGCCGAACACGATAGCGAGGAAAAGACCTGCCTGGGTGTTTCGACATCCAAAAATCTGGCAAAAATTATCGGTCTCAACGCCGTGAAGTTCACATCGGCTAACTATCCTGAATACAATATCATGAAATTGCCGTTCGAGAACGAACAATTTGATTTCGTGATCACTGATCAGGTCTTCGAACACATTGAGGGATCCCCGATCGAAGCGTTCAAGGAATGCAATCGGGTTCTCAAGCCGGGCGGATATGCCGTTCATACGACCTGCTTCCTGCAGTTCATCCACGGCGCTCCGAGCGACTTCTGGCGCTACACGCCGAACGGACTGCGCTTCATGGCGACGGACAGCGGCTGCGAGGTCATCCTCGCCGATGGCTGGGGCAACCGCGAAGTGTGGCCCTATATCAATCTCGGTTTTCGCACCGCGAAGATCCCGGACAATCCGAAGAACCCGATCTACCAGCTTGCCATGCGCAACGAACCGGCCTGTCCCTACGTCGTCTGGATCGTCGCCCGTAAGCCCTGA